TTTAATATATTCTTTAATAAGTATTAAAACTAATAGAAACTATGCGTTACAGTTGTTTATATGAATATTAAGTATTAATTTTGCGATATAATTAATAACAGAATACAATTATGACAGCAATCAACGTAAACGAGCTTTTAAGCCAACTCACAGATGAGCAGAAGCAACTCCTCAAAGACACTATCAATTTTGGCTTCTGGGGAGACACTGACATGGAATTCGTCAACAACGAAGGAGAAGTGGAAACATTTGGTAGCGATGGGTATTGCACCAACGATGCGAAGAAGGCGGGACACTTTAACGGCAGGAAGATCTCAGCGATGTTCCGCTCGATCTACAAGAAGCTCTGCGTCGTCGACAGCATGGGCACCTTCCTTACTCATTGTTCCGACTGGTGGGGCAAGGGAACGGGTGACATGCTTTTCATTAAAAGCGAGTTCAGTGATGCCTTTGAAAAGTGGGCCAGAGAGAAGTAGCAATAGAATGGAGCGGAGCAATCCGCTCCACTAATATAGGAGATATAATCATGGAGACAATTAACACATTTATCCCATCCGAGTCAGTTGCGACATTCAAGAAGTTCGCTGACAAGACCCAAAAGAATGTTGAAGGTTTTTCTTACTCAATAGGTGAGCCTTTCCAAAAACTTTTCTACCATCCGGTTATTAAAGAGGATGGTACACGCGGATATCGCACAAAGGCCTTTCACGAGGTTTGCGACCTTACGATTAATATGCCTGACGAGAGTGATTGGCGATTAATTGCGACCTACAAAGATTACGCATTTACTCCTGCCGATCCGACAAAGGAGCTTGTCTTCAAAAACCCCAAGCACGGAGTAGATTACAACAAGTGCGACTACTGCGGCCACTGGTGCAAGAATTCTTACGTGATTGAGAATGTAAAGACAGGCGAGGAGTTGCAAGTTGGTTGCGAATGTATAAAGAAATTCGGCCTGAAGAGTTTCGGTTTCTTGTCTGATTTCACACGAAAGCTCTATGAAATTTATGATTACAGAATCAACTATGCTACCGATGATGAGTTTGGCGATATACTGACATGGGGCGGCGCAAAGGATTCAAGCTATAAGAATGCTATCGTTAAAGCCGAGCTTATCATGGCAGCGAAAGCTCAGTATGATATTTGCCCTATCTACAAGAAGGGAACGAAGCAGGGCTTCACCTATTTCCGCTCTGAAACTCTCAACGGCATCGATACTATCCTTGCAAGCGGAAAGATAGTTATTGACGAGGCATACGTAAAGGCCGTGTGCGAGTTTGGCGAGAAGATTAAGCCTACGACAGATTTTGAGAATGGGATGCTTGCCGTAGCTTGGAACTTCTACTGCTATCAGGATCAAGATGTATATGCTTTCTTTCTTGTCAAGGGTTACGAGGATAGCCTAAAGCCCAAAGTCACAATACGAAGAGGCGATCAGGTAATGGTCAGCGGTAAGGTCGTTCAACAGCGTTACGAAGAGTCTTATTTCGGTCCTATGGAAATCAATACCATCCTTACGGATAATGGCGCAACCTGCGAGCGCTGCGGAAAGATACCTGTGACAGAAGACGGTTGCATCAAGCGCACTACATTCTACGCTCTGGTGAAGGGAGTGTTCAATGGTAAGATAAGCTTGGATAGAGCAACGAAGCATCCAAAGAAAGGTATCGAAGTAATTGCGATCTGATCATGAAACAGAGAAAGAAGACAAATGACATCTAATCTAAATCGACAAAATATGAAAGAAAAAACAGTCACATTAGACGTATTCGATTTTGCGTCAACCATGGCCGCTACGGCGCTTTTATCTCCCAAAGAGCAAGTAGCTGTTGAAATCGCTATCAAGAGCCTTGTGAAAGACAAGGAAATGTTCATCGACATCATGGAGACCAAGCGCCACATGTTGTCTCAGATAATTAATCATCATGAGGGCATTTGAAGTTTTACAAGAGGTGCACCGCTCAAATATGTTCCAAGGATCTACCTATCTTGACGCACCAAAGACATATGGTTTACAACTTGTCGTACTGAAAGGAAAGTTAAAACGCCGTCATTGGTATTTTTGCACCTTCCGAAAAAGCATGTTTCGTAGTGAGCCTGATGTCGTGCTTATCCTTGGCGAGGATGGCGAAAAGCAGTATCTTTTTGAAGTTGAAAGATAAATTAACAACATCTTAAACTTTAAGAACAATGAAAGACTTTGGAATTTACACAGATTGCTATAATTCGATCATAGCAGACTTAGATAGCGGGAAATTCCTGCCTAACCCGAAAGCTATACGAAAGCAGATCTCGGACGCCAAGAAAGCTATCAAGGCCTTGACTGAGGGTTCAGCGTTTTGCCGGGATCTCCAGATGTTAGAGAAGACAGAACGGAGAATCCAACAGGAAAAAGATAAGTTGCGTGCGATGAACGCTGTCTACGAGTATATCAAAAAGAAGTATAACTTATAACACATAGAAAATGGGAAAGATTATCACAGGTTACAAGGGATTTGAATGGGATTTTACCTGCCGAGGTATGCAATACGAGGTCGGCAAGACGTATGAGATTGATGGCGAACCGAAGCTATGCGAGCGAGGATTTCACTTCTGTACCTCGCCACTGGCGGTTTTCAAGTACTATGAACCGACTAAGCGTTTTGCCATCGTGGAGGCCAAGGAGGCCGACGTGGTTTGCGACAATGACTTTCCAAAGGCTGTTGCAAAACGCCTAACAATCGTAAGGGAGGTAACTTTAGATGAAATGATGAGGCTTCAAATGGACTTTTCTTCGAAGATGAAGCGGTCAGCAGCAGGAGGAGAAATGTGTCGCCTTGGATATGAACATTTATTACAGGAAGAGTGTTCGTTGACGGCTACGGGAGAATCCTCCATCGTAGGCGTTATGGGAGGCTCTGACTATTCCGTTTCCGTCAATGGAAATTATGCAGCGTCCGTAGTGACAGACTCTTGTCAATCCGTTGCGTTGTGCTATTGCTTTAGCGCGGTGGCAGCGACAACGGGATGTCGTTCTATTGCGAGAGCGGATGGCGCGTGCTCAGCAGCCGTGGCGACCAACTGCAATTCGGTGGCAATGGCGGCAGTTGGTGGGGCGGTAGCGGTGGCGACAGACGACAACTCGATTGCTGTCGGGAAAAGCCATGCGACGGCCGTATGTACGGGTTACAATTCTGTGGTAATATCGAAGGAACGTGAATCTCTTGCCGTGGCAGCAGGTGAGCAATGCTCCGCCTCGGGAGTGCTCGGCAGTTGGCTTGTGCTCGTCGAGCGTAACATGGGGCGAATAACTGACATTAAGACCGTCAAGGTGGACGGCGAGATCATCAAAAAGGGTGTTCGATATAAGTTAGAGAACGGCAAAATAAAAGAGGCATGAAAGCAAAAGTAGTAGTAAAAGACTTAGAGAACATCTTAAGCAAAAAGGGTGTCCCTGAGAATCGACAAGATAACGCACCGGACCTATACGACATCATCCAAGATGCTCGATCTTATCCGATGTTACAAGTGGAATGGATAGTCGTGGTCTACGTAATACGCTTGTTGTATGATATGTATCACCTTTTCCTTAAGGAATTTATATAGACGCGAGGAAAGACCGTGTTAGACGCAAGGAAACCGCATTTAACAATATTCTGACAATGGTTTGTGTTGAGAGTTTTATACTAAACGCAAAATTGAGCAAAAATATTAGTGGCGTTCCCAAAAAATGCTTACTTTTGCTTTTGATAATTCTAATAATCTACATTCATGGCAACAACAGCAAAAGATTTAATCCTATTCTGTCGCTATTTTAAAGGCGAAGCAGAAAACCCTTGGAAAGATTGCATTGAAGCACTTCTTTGGGAATGGGAAGAGAAATGGGTAGAATTTACGTTGAAGATTTATAAAGGGCGACAGAGAATGATGCTTAACCAAATATTGAATGAGTATATCGCTGTAGGATTAAGAACCTTCAATGATACAGATGATACCCCTGCCACATTGAAAGCTCTTTTGTTTAATCGTTATCTACATCTTAACAAACTCCCAATGAAGGAAGGTGTTGAGAGTTTCAAGGATTTTTATGATAAGACGTATTACAAGAAAAGCCCTCGTAAATAATAACGGGGGCTTTTCTTTATTTATATGGATAACCACCGATATATGGAAATGGAAGTACATCTTGATTTATCACTTCAACATCAATATACCAAGTATTGCCGTTTTTCTCGACCTTAGTAACTCTGAATGTAGTTCCACGCTGTAGGATGATTTCACTTTCAGTTCCGAAAGAAGATTGTTTTGCGATACCGTCCCAAGAGCGACCCGAACCATTTCCGTAATGCGAGTACGGCTCGGCATACATCATCTTTGTGCCTCGAGGTGCATAGATATTGGTCACAACATCTCCACTGAAGCCTTTTCCTTTTGCTACACCAGCAGAGGTGAAAGCACCTTCCGTACCTTCTTTGCCTACAAGAGCCATGATTTCAGCATCTGTTGCGTAAGCATAATTGGATAAGCCGTATTTTTTAAGCTCAACCATATCTCCACCTCGCTGTAACCAAATGTCCTTGTCGTAATATGATTTATTGATAATACTTTCCATCAATGGGATTCTATCTAAACCAAGCTGTGTATCTGCTGCTGAGCCATAATAGATTAAACCACGCAAAGGTTCATTGATATTGTGATACGAACTCGTATATCCAAAGATGGCATCTTTTTCGGCATCGGTCGCATTGCGCCATACTTCACCACATTTTGCTCTAAGCACATCATCGGCATCTTTTGTATTCTTTGCCCATACTGCCGCATTCTTTCTTGCTTGTGAATAAGCATCGGCATCAAATGGAATTGAACCATTTCCGCTTTTGTTTGCAACTCTTTTTGCTTTTAGTTGAATGAGTGAGTTCTTCTTATTTTGCGCTTCTTGGATAAGCTGCTTTGCTAAGTCCTTATCTTGTGTGATCATAGCATTTTTGAGGTCAAAGAGTATCTTATGATAGACTTTGCTCTGGGTGCTATAGCCCTTCACGTCAGCATAGGCTTTATTGATATTTATCCAATCAATCGCCGTATTTACCTCATCGAACTTCTTTAGATATGCTGCTTGCGATACCTTCCAAGTGGAATACTTCTGTTGAACCCCGTGCATATTTCCACCAAGAAAATCAACTGCCTCAAATTGCAATTTGCTTGCCTGCTTTTCGAGTGTTAAGCTTTGCCATTGAGCCAACTTCGCTTCTACAGCGTCATACACATCATGTAACTGCTTAGATGTGAACTGATGATGCCATTTGTTTACGTCAGGTATCAAGACAGAAAGCATTTCTTCATCAATACGTATATCATGAATCTGCTTTGCTAACAACTTGGCCTGTTCCCTTGCTTTCGCATAATCCGCAACATCAAGTGCTGCTTGTACGGCTGAAGCATCAGCTTCGCCATATTTAGCAGCCGTCTTTATCATGTTTGTTGCTACCTTGCGGTCAAGCCAGCTCATCTTCGTTTGATAACCCTGTTTGAAGCGATCAAAGATGCTCATGATCTCATCAGAGTTCTTCTTTTCTTTGATAGCCTGACGGATCGCATAATACCTATCGTATAAATCTGCACTTTTGATGTCTCCGACATACTTGCCGCCAGTCACCTTGTCGACAAGTGAGTTGTAGTAATCACGGCGGTGCTTATCCCATTTGCTCTGTATTTTGTTTTTTTGCTCTTCGGTTCGTTGTTCGTGCCTGAGCTTTGCTTTGGCGAGTATAGCTTCACGTGGAGAAATGGATGATATTCCCATGCGCTTAAGCTCATCGGCGTTCATCAGCCCTGCCCAGTATTTCGTATTGTTACGCAGATGCCATGCCAATTTTCCACGCTCGCCAGCTTTCACAATAGCGGCAGCATTTTCTTGTATATACTGTTTGTAAGCGTCTGGCACATCGGTCACAGCAAATGGCGACACATAGTTGGTCATATCCTCTCCTGCCATCAAGCGCTTGTAGAACTGTTTTTTTTCTTCGCCATCAATCATGATAGGGTAGGAGGAACACATGCATTGTGGATGCCAACCTTCCCAATCAAAATCCTTGGGGTATCGCCCTTCTAAGTCGTCACAAATATCTTCATGAGAATGCTGCGGAGACGTATGGATATATTGTCCGATAACGAAAGGCTCTTTGGCCCACCTATCATTTCGCGCCTTATGATATGCGGCATTAATTTCTGTCCTTGCGACTCTGAGGGCGTTTTTCCTTGCCGAGCGATAAACGCCCATTCCCACTTTCTCCAATGGCTCTTCAACGAAGCGCACCTTGCCATCAATGATTCTACGCCTGCGCCAGGTGACGACATCTTTCTTCTGCCCGTTCTTTTGTACCTTAATGGTATGATAACGGCGATACATCATATCAGGGTTGTTAAGGTATCGACGCAAGGCTTTCCCTAACTCTTCGGCTGACGTTCCTTGTTTTAGGCCATCTTCGATTACATTGCTCATCGCCATTTCAAACTCGCCTTTAGTCTGTGAGCAGTAATTCCACACTGTCTGAGCAAGATTAAGACCAAGTTTTGCTTTTAATCGGTTGGAAATAAACGTTTCTGCGGCGGTTATTCTTGCTTGCCTTAATGCTTTATCAGATAGGATAGAAAACGCCCCAAGATCGGCGTTATCGTGGTTGTACGCCAATGCTACGCCATCTGTGATGCCACTCTTGTAACACAGGATGCTGTTTTGGTAATAATCGTTGAAAATATCATCGAGCCGAGCTTTGAACTGCGGAAAGTTGTCAAAGTTGAAAAGTGCATCACTTTCGAGCACATCTTCTCCATAGCCAAGAGAAGTGAGCTTCTTGACATAATCGCTGTATAATCTGCCCAACCGCTTATTGTAGACGGCAAATAGCAAGTTTAGCTGCTCCTTTTCCTTTTTAGACGTTAAAGCCATTACTTCGATTTCCTGGTCGATTTAAAGAATTTTTCATTTGAGACCATTAGTATCTTAACAGGTACGGTATTCTTGCCATTAATCTTTGCAGCCGCAGCTCTGTGATTTCCGTCGACCAAGATAACCTTATTTGTGCCAGAAATACCAAAGCCCACTATGCCGTCGTAATTCTCTTTCGACATATATTTTGCGACCTGTTCTTTATTGAGATAGTTCTGAACAGAAATTAGTTTATCCACATCCGCATTGACAGTATAACCGTTTTTTTGGATTGCACTAACAACTTTGTCGTGGTTTATGTCATATAAATCTTTTGAGTTTGTTATTTGCTTTTCTATTTTAAGAAAATCGGTTTGCTCTGTACTATTCTTTAATTTAATAAAGACCTTTTCATTAGAAAAACCATCTGCATACAAGCTGTCTATCTTCTTAATCTGGTTACTTAGTGACCCTTTTGATGGGTACTTTGTTCTTGTGCTTCCGCTGTTTTTTGCCATAACTATTCCTCTCTGTTATTCTCAATTGACTGTTGCGCTGTCGCCGAGCCTCTTTCCGTCCCAAGCATTGCCGCCTGTTGTATTAGCTCGTTCTGTTGCTCTTCTTTCATTTCTCCTTCAATCTTATCTGCGTCGTCGTTGAGGGGATTTAGTTCAATGGCTCGACGATTTGACGTAGACTGCTTGCCGCCATTCGAAGAAGTGATGAGTTGCAAGAGCTCCACATCATTCTTGGGCAAGTATGGCTTAAAGACAGGTTCGAAATCAATGTTCCTTGCTACATCTTCGCTGATACCTTTAACATAAGCTCCAGCATGACAGATAGCGTTTGCTACAATATTGCTACGGCGTGTGAACATTTCACCGAACATTTCTGTCTTTGCATCGGCTTTCATGTACGGGGCGGTGAACATCAGACGAATAGCTGCACCCGAGGTATTGCTACCTAACGTCTTCATGTTCTCAAAGCTGATGTCAGCCGTTGAGGTGAATGAATATATGATATTGAACAGATAAGCAATCTCTCCCTTAACGCTCTCAGGCGATCTGTCCCATGAAAGCACACGCATGTCGGCCTGATCTCCTCCTAGGAAAACTGTGCCTTGCTCGCCTTTCTCTGCGAATCCTTCAAGGCGGCCCTTGACAAAGTATTTAGGTGTGCCGAAGTAGTCGTTCGTGTCGCCCCAGTTGGATATACAGGTCTCAACGCGCTCAATGGCCCATTGCACATCTTCCCATTCGGCCTGATCCTGCCTATAATAAACGATAGGCACTTTTGTAAAACCATGAAGGCCTGATGCTCTCAGCTTCCATCCGCTACCCTTATCATTGACATACTGATAACACATCGTATTTGTGTATACGTCAAAATGCAACTCTGATGTTCCGAGCTCATCGTAAGTGTAATATTCGCGTGCGAAGCCGTCCATGACATGATAATCGTCGAAATGTGGGTATAGCTTATCGCCTCGCGAAGGGGAAAGCAGCATCACTTTTATATCGCCTCTTAGCTTGCCCTCAGCATCCGAGGGCTGATACCATAGCTCAGCAGCTTCACATTCGCTCATCACTGTGCGTGCAAGGCGTTTGTCGAAGTAGCGCATTTTATTATCATGGTAGCAGTGGTTGATAGCGTCAAAGAGTTGCTGTTGCTTACTATCCAGTTTCTTCACATCAACGCCATGCGATGTAGCTTTATAGGTGACAGCATTCATCATCAAAAAGCCAACGACGAGATTCACGATGGATTTTTGCATAGGGATTGCGATACGCACAACCTCTACCGTTTTATTCTTGTAGAGCGGTTTGCCTGTAATCGGATCATTCTGACCTGTTGGTACTTTAATCTTTTTCTTAGGACGGAATTTCTCGTTGAATATTTTATGTAAAGATGGCTCCCATTGTTCATGCAATGTTTGCAAGGGTGAGCGAAACCCTTGTTTTTTCGCTGTCAATAAGCGATGCACATCATCCGCGTTAACGCTCAATACTATTTCTTCTATTGCTCTCATATCAAAAGTGTTTAGCACAAAAGTAGCTGAATGCTAACGCAATATAAGATTTCATGGCGTTTACGTGTAAACAAATTGCTAATCTTAAAAAAATATTAAAACAACCTCTTGATCTAAATATTTTTTTGAAAAACGCTTGCATATTTCAAAAAATACCATTAATTTTGCGATTGTTAAATAAAAAGAATACAATTATGAAGACTTTTAATATTACATTCGAAAGACAGCTTTTTCCTTGGAGCGAGGCTTACACTACTTCTCGCACGGCATCTGCTAAGGACTTGTTTGATGCAATGGATATGGCAGAAGATATTGCCGAGCGCAACACTCGCATTTTCAAGACTCAGGGAAACCGAGAGAGCTTTGTTGGCAAGATGACAATCTTGTCAGTGACCGAGATAAATAACAAATAACCCTTTAACAACAACAATGAAGATCAATTTTTTCCCCACCACCAAGTCAGAGGCCATGAAGATCGCAACCGAGTACATTTCAAATCCTGACGGTCTTGCTTATGACATGGACATGAGCGTTGAGGACATTGTATGGTAAAGGCAATAGAGCATCGCGGTGGCGCGAGAAAAGGCGCTGGCCGCAAAAAACTTGGCAAGGCGACGTTATATGCCGCCATCCCGCATGATGCCTTGAACGAACTAAAAAAGCGCGCTAAAAGCGAAAATATGCTTGTTGGCGATTGGCTTGTAAAGCATCTTGGCTTATGAATATAGGCAAGGCCGGTTGAATACTTGCCTTGCTTTTATTTTGTGCGGCCTATATGCCAATGGTCGCACTCGTGACAGAAATACGCTACATACCCATCAAGCCTTTTCCGTTCAATGTACGCCACCGCTTCGACCGCACTATCAAACGGCTGCTTGGCAATCCCTTTCTTGTTATAATGCGACCGTTTGCGCTTTTCTCTTGGTCGCTTGTCATATATCCTCACCATAATCATTATATTAGATTTAAGATTTCACCAGCACTCATTCCACTTCCATAATCGCCTAATACCTTAGACATTACGACGTATCGAATAGCATCAATCCCGTGGTTATACATATCTATTGGCACATTTAGCCATTTGCCTTCCTTGTCTTGTCGCCACGTGTAATTATTGAACTCACGTCGTATGTTTGTTGATCGCTTGGTGATATGTATCTTATATTCGAGCATCTTCATGATACCTGCCTCGATAGAACCATTGAACTTCTTTACAGCCTTGATGTCGATGTTTGCATTATAAATCTCGTCTATCAAGCGTGGGTCGGCACACTCGGATATAATCTCAGTATTCCTTTTATCTTCTTTGAGCACACGGATGATGTCTGATGAGAGCATGTGCGTTTGATAACAAACTTCATCAATATAGATATTGTCTCCCCAAATATACACATCAACAATAGCGGTGGGGTCGTGCGCATATCCAAAGTCCATCCCTCGATAATGATGCCTATTAGCTTCAACGGGGATGTAATCATCTATGACAACGTTAGTGAAGATAAGCCCCTCCACCATCGAACGCAACCCAAGGCCATAGATGCGCCATAGGCTCGGGTTTTTCCATTTTAAGCTCTCAATTTCTGCAATAACTTTGGGTTCAAGGAATGGGTTATCCTTGTAAGTCGAAATGAACCAATACGTGGATTTCTCCTCGTTCACTTGATTTATCCAATGGTCTTCTGAGAAAGATGGGTTGTAGTCAAGGATAGAAAACTCCGATGTTCGCATCTGGAGCTGTTGCCATTCAAGAAAAGAAAGCTCATTCGCCTCATTGACAAACAATGTCTTACGTTTTGAACCACGCATCTTTTGTTCATCATCGGTTGAGAAAAATTCTATCCATGAGCCGTTTGGGAAGGTGTAGACAAACTCTGTCTTATTCATAGACCTATCATCCCACCAACCAAACGATAGCATGATATCTTTGAAGTCACGGTAAACAGAGCGTTTGATAGCAGGCATACCACCACGCACGATAGAAACGGTCTCGCCAGCAACGGAATGGCAAAGCAAGCAAAGAAACTGCACGACAGAATACGTCTTGGTCGATCGTGAGCTTCCTTGCAAAGAGACCGTTGTGAAGCCAGCCTCTTTGGCGGCTTTGACCTTCAAATAGTTCTTCCCTAAGAAGACGTGTGGCATGTATGTTTTTCCTTTCTTGTATGATTACTCCGCTGTCTTGTCAGGTTCTGCATCCTTGCGCTCTTTTTCCTTTTGTATTTCCGCAAGGACTTTGTTATATTCGTCCGTATTCGTGACCACATGCACTTGTAATGGATCTTGCTTAATCTGCTCGCCTTTGCTTGTAAGGTCAATGCGCTGTATTTTGCCGTATGCTCTGTCAACGACACGCTCGAGTATATCCATGCCTTTTTTGTCAAGTATACCCTTCGCAACAATACGCTGCATCATAGGACGTGTCTTGTCAGCAAGAACGGCTTTAAGCTCATCCTCGGGCAATGTTGCTATATATAGAAAAGACTCGGCTATGGTCTGTGCTGTTGGCACTTCGTAACCTTTTTCCTTCATTTCTGCAATGAACGTTGTCATTGTCTTGGGTTTAGGCGGTCGCCCTTTAGGATTGGTAATCTCGCCCTTTTTAAACTTGCCTTTTTCGAGATTTGCAAGTTGTTTCTTGCGCTTGCTTTCATTTTTTGATAGTGCCATATTATTTTCCTTCCTCCTTATATTTTCCTTTCATTATGTGTTTACCGCACATTTAAGCACGTTTATCGCTGTTTAAAGCCGATTTACGGCACATTTCGAGAATTTGCATATACTCCATCAGCTCACCACGACAAAGCATATTAGCACAAAGGCTAACAAAAGCGGTTGCTTTGTCGCTCTCGTTTATGCGCTTTATTTCACTTGCGCTCAATGTTAGCAAACACTCCATTACCGCCACTTTGTCCTTTGCAGGCAGCGATAATGAAATGTTTATGTTGAGCGCACGCTCAATGGTTGTTCTGATGGGTAAGGGTCTACTCATAATTATTTGTTTTTATTCATGCTTTTTGTTTTGCTGTTTGATTTATTATTATTATATTTGCAATGATTTATCTGTTGGGGTAACCTGATATGCGGGAGCTCCATTTCGGCAATAATATTGCGGATGAATCCAAGTTAGGGAGGCATATCCTCCGCTAACCATTTAATCTTGCCTCTTTTTCTTTTCTAATGTCATGCCTATGAACATGGCCATTAGAACCTACAACTATAATCCAATCAATTCTTTCTAAAGCTTTTTTCGGTGATTTTTGTATGAATCCATTTTCTCCATAAATTTGATTTTTTACATAGTTCTTATCAGCCAAAGGATTGTTCTGATATAAAACAACAGCTTTCACATTCTGAGTGCTTGCCTTTTCCAACTGCCTTTTGATGGTGTATTTGCCTGCTTCATTGATGGTCTTTATATCCATGGGAATGTTGTAAATACGTCCATCATTATGAGGTTCAAACTCTATTGTGGCACGTTCACTGTCAAGATACACTTTGTAGCCTTTGTTAGCGAGAAACAATGTAGCTTCTTTTTCTTTGTCAATCTCAGGATCTTTGACTTCATTATGCTCTTTGTTTGTTGCAACAAATCCGCCTGTCGGGTCGAAGTAGGAGCGCGAAACGTCATAAAATCCAGAGAGCATAAGACCATCAAATTCTTTTCTTCTTGTTGTTAAGGCCTTGGTATTATTTCTATAATTTCTCGTACCTCCACTGCTTTTTGCCATTATTAACCTTTGTATTTAAAAGAAACAGTCATTCGATTGAATGATGTTGATTTCTTGTTTTTGGAATTTTGTATTTTGCCTGTTTTACTGCCCTTTCCTGTTCTCGACAATTTTCTTGTTACTATCCACTTAGGAGATTTGCTTCTTGAATGTATAAATGCAGGTGCGCTTGATGTACACAGGTATGTATACCCTTTGTCTTTATACATTTGAGCTATTGCATCTGTCATGTGTCTTCCTATACCAACACCTTGATAATCTGGTAAAACGACAACTCTATGTTCTTTCCTCGCATTTTTTAATTTTGGGTGTGGGAAAGGAAGTATGGAGCAAAATCCTGCCAACTCACCATTTGCCAAGCAAACATATACATGTGCTGCCTTATTGTGATAATGACTCAGATAATGATACTTATAATTGTTTGATATTTTGTTCCATATTTTTTGTTTTTTTGAAGCTTTAGAACAATCCCCACTCGGCAAACTTCTCGAAGCCACCGACCTTGTTGATGTATTCTTTTGCTATCTCCACAATCTCGGAGTATGGCTTGCCGTCGACGGTTTCGTCACCGATAGCGCAAAACAACTCCACAGGCTTTTGTTCTTTTTGTGCCTTTAGAAAAGCGTAGATATTAACCGAGACATCTGCCTTCGATAGGTCTTTTCCGTGCAGTCCGCCACCCGTTACCGACTGGGCCATGTCAGAGCCGAGCTTGCGGTTCGTCGCTCCGCTGTCAACATCAGTGCCCCCAGTCCAGTCGCCCAGTGGATTGATAATGGCGGTAGGGTGGAGCTGTCTTAGCTCCTCTGTATTTGCATTGCTTTGGCAGATTATCAGCTCATCGCCGCCCAAGATGTACTTGCCGTCCGACGGATAGCGTTCGTATATATCGCGAGCAATTTGGCTCAGCTCCCTCTCTTCGTTAGTGATGGGCATGCCCTTGAAGATACCGTTGTCACCGCAACGGATAATACCATCTTGGTTCTTTGCAAGGTGCGCGTCCTGTGGCTTGACTACAAGGTTCAGTCGCAAATTGTCACAATTGGTGATGCGCTCCACGATTGTATAAACTTCTTCTTTAGAGAAAGCTACGCTACTTTCAATAATAACGTTAGCTACGCCATGTCCGATAAGGACTTCAACGGCTATTTTCGGACTGTCCTGCTTGGTGTAAGCAAGGTCAACGATAGCACCTGCAATGCGGTCTGCCACCTTGTCGGGGTGTTGTGGGTTTACTTTTTCTATCATTTCTAATTTTAATTTATGTAGTTAAACTTTGATTTTTTCAGCCTTTTTGCCTGTGTAGGTTTCCCAACGGTTGATTATCACATCACAATAATGAGGGTCAAGCTCCATTGAAAAACCGTTTCTGTTGAGTTGTTCGCACGCCATTATAGTCGTGCCGCTACCACCGAAGCTGTCGTAGACATTCCAGCCTTCCTGCGATGAGTTCTGGATAAGATATGCGAAAAGTGGAATAGGCTTCATGGTCGGATGTTCGATACTCTTTGTCGGTCGGTCAAACTCCATAACGGTCGTTTGTTTTCTATCACTGAACCAATTATGGCTCGCTCCCTTTTTCCAACCATACAGACAAGGTTCATGTCGCCATTGATAGTCTTGTCTTCCGAGTACCATAGAGTTCTTTACCCATATCAGATTCTCTCGCAGCTCCAGGTCTACCGTGTTGATAAGGGCTTTTCTGAACCAATAGGAGTAGCCGTCGCTGTGGAATATATAGAACGAAGCGCCTTTCTCCATATTAGCATTGGCAGCGTTGAATGCGTTTGTTAAAAACTCCTCGAATTTATCGTTGTCCATTTTGTCATTTAAGACGGTCAGTCCATCCTTGCGATGTCCTTCTGTTTCTGCGAAGTCATAACCGTAAGCCACATTATACGGTGGGTCTGTCAAATAGAGTTGGATGTTTGTTCCCCCGAGTAGTTTAGCAACTTGCGATGAGTCAGTAGAGTCACCACACATTAGTCTATGCCTGCCGAGCTGCCAAATATCCCCGAGCTTACATTTCGCTTCAATCTCATGCTCGTCCTCATCGTATGCGTCGTCTTCCGTTTCTTTGCGCTCTGGCATTTCTTCGACTGGCTCCGTGTCGGTCAAGAACGAGCAATCGACTCCCCATTCCTGCAAATCCTCTACTTCCCAATCTCCGTTGGCAAGCTCTTCCCAATCCCAATTACCAGCTTGAACGTTATCTTTGATAGCATACTCCTTGATTTTGGCAATAGGCACGTCCTTGTTGAGTACAAAGCAAGGCAGCGCGTCAAAACCTTCTACACCTTCATTGTGCAGTTCTTGGCAGATACGCAAGCGCATGTTGCCGCAAATAACAACAAACTTGCCGCCCTCCATTGCGTATACCATAAGCGGCTTGTATTGCAACAGCTCGGGCGAGTCTTTAAGCGATTTCTTAAGTTGGTCATGTTCTTCACCTTTAATGTAGCGAGGGTTCTTTGGGATGCCTACAATCTGCCCCTCATTAAGCTCAAGGCAGCTTAGATTTAGTCGTTCTTTAACACCCAATTCGTTGAACGTGTTATTCTGCTTTTTTGCCATATTAAACTGATTTTATAATGATTTAAAGCAAAGTTAAGCAGATCTATCAAGGTTTATAAGGTTTTATTGGTTTCTGTGTAAACAAAAAAAGGTACGCTACATTTTCTGTGCGTACCCTTGAAATAGTTATATTTCTTTTCTATTTATTTGTTTAACAAATTTAGCAATGCTTTACGTACAGTCTTCTGAACCTGTGATTTTGTTCTTGTAGTCGCCATACCATAAGAACCACTATTTGTAAACACATCACGTCCTAAAGAATATCCATCTGATGTTCTAAAAATGTCAACGATATGTCTTTTATCGAATGAGACCTGATGGCTTATGCGATATTCTACATCCTTAATGCGTATATATTCAGAATGGTTTTGCTTTGGCAGCTTAAAGCTGTTTATCTCTTTTGTCTTTGCGCTTATATACTCGTCAGTATATTTAGTCTTTGCGCTTGCCTTGCTGCTTGTTCTGCTTGCGCTCGCTTTGTTTGCGCTTACTGTTCTTGTTGAACCACTACCTTTTCCCATAGCTTTGCGTATTAATATTATCTTTTGGCAAAGATATGGTAATAATACGAGGGTTAATAGAAAATATTAGATTGCGTGTAAACAAAAAGAGCCACCTATCACAGGCAGCTCTTCTTTGAAAAATCTAATGACTAAAACCAAATTAAACTCGTAACCTTGCGCAAAGGTACGCATATCATATCGGTTTTGTGAATCACTTGAATTTTGGCAATAAACAAATCGTTACTTTTGTTCCAACCGCTTAGTTTCTCGGCCGAAATCTTCGAGTTGGTGGCTGAAAGGAGTAAGCTCGTCAAGTTGTTTCTTTATCGAGAAGTCTTCTCCGAGAAAAGCGATGCTTTCGTGTATCTTTTTGAGAGCCTGTATCTTTTTCTTTGTAGTGACAACAGGGTTGATATACCGACAACCGGCATGAGTTTTGGCAAATTGCCGACAAAGGTCACCGCCTCCATAGATAACAAACAAAGGCTCGGCTCCATTGGCCCAGCTTTGAGCGATAGCATACTCGAACTCAAGATTATTCAGCCGATCAGAATAGCCACGTGTCGCAAAAGAACGCCATCCGCGCGGAACACCAATCATGTTGAGCTGATACCACTTCTGCGCAACATTAAGGTCTACAAAAACGCGAATACCTTTCTCTTGCATAGCGCGTGCGAGCCATCTTTTCTTATACAAGGCTTGAATGCCGAAGGCAATAGGCGTTTCATTGAAAAGAGAAAAGTTTGGCTCAACGATGTTGCAAGGGTTGTGTTGTTTGAAAACCTTTTCAGGGTGCTCATAAACTGACGCAAACCGATAATCGTCGGTGTAGAAATGCAATGTTCCTGAACCGTTCAGATTGTAGGTTCGCTTCTGTTCGCCAAAACATAGAAAAGGAATTTGGCATTCGGTGGCTTGCATGCGAAGATCGAGCGTAGGTATCTCCAGATCGTTATCGGTATGAAATAACTGGTCTGCTATCATTACTTCATTTAGCATCTTTCAATATGTTTAATTTGTTGATTATCTGGGTGTATATCGTGATCGTCCGAGGGTCTTTTGTTTTCAAATAACCTCTATACTTCCTTGTCTGATTTATGATATTCTGCCGTGAACGGCAAATCATCTTGGCTGCGAGTTTAGGATGAATGCAATAGTCGCGACATATCAGGCAGTATAGCCCCCGTAATGTATTAAGGTGCTCTGTCTTTTTGGGCGAAGTTAGCTGGAAAAACGACACTTTGCCTATTTCACAGATTGTCCGCATTATAGCATCGGATAACTCGTACTGTTCTAACACACTGAGGATCATAAGCCGATTACATTTGGTTTCGTGTGCAAAGATATAAAAAATTATTAAAACCTAATACAAACTATTAATAAATTAAAAATAATTATGATTTCGTTTGCTTGAATGAATAGAAACTATTAATTTTGCGGTGTGATTTAGGAGCGGCGAGCATATACAGCTCACCTTCTTGGAAATTACAAACCGAGTAGGATAGGTCGATGCCTATAAGGTTTACGAATGTTGGATTTACGTGGGAGCGAAAGCTTCACTAAATACGGGGCAGCAGTGAAAATCGACCTTCACTTGCTGCCTTTGCTTTAAAACAATGACTGAAATAAGGAGAAAAATATTGCACCAGATGTATCGCAATCCTAATATAAGGAAAGCGATTGCATTCTCCTTGTTTGTCAAATCACAAGTAGTTTCTTCGACTGTTCAGGAATGGACGATAAATAAGATGCACACCATCACTGGCGTGAGTGCTCTTGCTATTCGCGACAGATTGAGGACGTTACGCGAACTTGACCTTATTGAAGAGATCGGAATAGAAAAGAAACATCTTGTGTTCAAATCCTTGAAAAGTCACACTTCACACAGGAATGTTTCTATTCCCCTTGTTTCATTTGAAACTAATAATAAAATCAAGAAAAATGACAAAGCGCAAAACATAAAACAGATAGAGAATACGCTGTCTGTAATGCTTGTTATAGAAATCCAAAATCATAAAAACTTTGCAAAGCAAATGATTCGACAAAAGAGGAATCCTAATAGCTTGGATAGCTTAAAGGATGCTCTGAAAGCCTGTAATCGTTATGCTTATAACGATAAGTTTTGTGAAAACGGTATCTCTTACAAGTATATAGCAAAGCAATTAGGTGTAGGCTTACAGAAAGCTTTTGGTATTGTTTCTTATGCGATCAAAAACCAGATTTTAAGCAAAAAGAAGAATGTACAGAAAAAATATATATCATGTATCAAGTACATACAAGATATGATAAAGCCTAACTATACTTATATTAAAAGTAATTTTATATTCAAAATTAAAGCTAATTCGTATGCCATTATAGCTGGTATATATTAGTTTATGATTAACTAAGACTAAATATCATGGATCAGAAAACCACTATCGACTTTGTAGACAATGCTACCACACGAGAGGCATTGCGGTACATCCATCGTTTCACACTTGTTATCATGCGCAACCTGTTCAAAGCCATAGACGACGCTGCACACAGATGGCCATGGGCGCTCATAGGCGCCGTGCTTGTCGTATGCACCATCACAAGTTATGTTTGTATCGGCCAGGCGAGAGCGGAACGTGATTACTACAACAAGGAGAACTACCAGCTCACGCAGGAGCTTAGCAAGTACAAGGCTGCGGTCGAAGAAGTAGGAGTAAGGAAGCCATGAGTTTTCATAAACCACACACTTGCGAACACTGCCTTATGTACGACCAAGTGGCAGGGGGGTGCAAGGAACAGGCGTCACCTAATTGGGGGGGGCAAATATCGCCATTCACTCCTGCTTGCCAGTGCTACATTTCGACAATGGCCGTGTATGCTAACAAAAACAGAGCAAAGCGATGGCGCAAGGTACGCACACTGGATGATATGTGCGACCCCACCGCAAGGCTTTATTAGCTCTCAAATAACTAATATAAAAAGCTATGAGTAAGAAAGATAATATAATTCGCGGTTTCAAAGGTTTTGATAAAGACCTTAAATGCCGTGGATTCCAATACGAGATTGGAAAGGATTACGAACAAGAAGGAAAAGTTAAGTGTTGCGAGAGAGGTTTCCATTTCTGCGAGAACCCTTTTGACGTGTTTAGATATTATTCGCCAAGCGATTCAAGATATTGTGAGGTTGAAGGTGATGAAAATGTCGACAAAGCGAATGATAACAGTAAAGTCGCCACATCGCATATACATATATCGGCAGAAATAGGTCTTAATGGATTGATTAAGGCTGGAGTAAAAATCATATTGAATAAAGTGAATTTTAAGGATGCGAAATCTACCAACACGGGCAACCAATCTGCGGCCACAAACACAGGCTACAAATCAGTGGCCGCAAACACGGGCGGCCAATCTGCGGCCACAAACACAGGCAACTATTCTGTGGCCGCAAACACGGGCGGCCAATCTGCGGCCACAAACGCAGGCAACTATTCTGTGGCCGCAAACACGAGCAGCCTATCAGTGGCTACCAATACGGGCGGCCGAGCAGCGGCTACCAATACGGGCGACTATTCTGTGGCCGCAAACACGGGATTCTTATCATCAGCCACCAACACGGGCAACAAATCAGTGGCTACTAATATGGGCACCCAATCTTCGGCCACAAACACAGGCGACTATTCTGTGGCCGCAAACACGGGCAGCCTATCTGCGGCCACAAATACGGGCGACCATTCAGCGGCCACCAACACAGGCTACAGGTCTGTGGCCATGAATACAGGTCTCAAATCGGTGGCAGCAAACTCTGGCAAATTTTCTGTGGCAGCTAATACAAGCAGTCAGTCTTTGGCTAAAAACACAGGCTGCTATTCATTGGCAATCAATACCGGTATTTGTTCCACGGCTTACAATGTAGGTGAAGAATCAATGGCGGTCAACACGGGCCCCAATTCAACGGCTAAATCCACCGGCCTCTATTCGGTGGCCATAAATACAGGAGAATTTTCGTCGGCTACCGTAGAAGGAAAGGAAAGTGTCGCTATTGCAATAGGTAAAGATTGCCGTGCTCGTGGTGTGCTTGGCAGTTGGATTGTTTTAGCTGAATGGGTTCGTAATGATAGAATAGATGATCCTATCAAGGAGGTTAAGGCTTTTAAGGTAGATGGAGTCAACATTAAGGAGAATGCTTTTTATCGTCTCGTTGACGGGAAGCCAGTCGAGGTTGAGTGACCCCGATTTTCACGATATAATTATCAACAACAACTATGAATAGAGAAGAATTAAAAGATCTTTATGGAGATGAAATTTGTGAGTTGTGCCTCAAAAATTTCTTTACTAATAGAGCAACCCCTGAAACACTTTGTGAAGGTCGATATTGCGAAGACGCAGAAGAAGACTTCGCAGATGAACATAATATAGAATTGGAGGATTGATTATGAAAATCTTGAAGAGATTAGTGTATGTGTTACTTATGATACCTATATCTACTATAGTATTCATATATGAAAGTCTTTTGTTACCTGTAATTATACCAACAATATGGATATTAACAGGAGATACTTCATTACAAATGAAAGTAAATAAAGGATGTAAATCATTCTATGTGTACACCATTACTCAGATAGTGTATTATAGTATGGATGAATATTTAACTAAATTATTAAAGCTATGAATAGAATTGAAGCTAGAGAATTTTATCCTATCCTGCAAGCTTTTGCGGAAGGAAGGGTGATTGAGTGTCGAACTAAGCCTAGTGCATTAGGCAAAGGTTGGCAAGATATGAATAATTGGACAGAAATGAAAGATATTGTATATTGGGACAATGTTGAATACCGCATCAAGCCCGAGCCGACATATCGCCCGTTCAGGGACGGTGCGGAGTGTTGGGAGATCGTGCAGAAGGAGGGTTTCGATTGGGTTAAAATCAAGGGCGACCCGATGAATACGAGCGTCGGAATTGCCGAGGTCAACGAGTGCAACATGTTCCTGTCAGGCTCTCGCTCGGAAGAACCTCTTGACTACAAGCAAGCCTTTAATGTATTAACGTTTTTGGACGGTGAGCCGTTCGGCATGAAGGAGGAGTGACAATGATAGACGATAAGAAAATTGAAAAAGCTGCAACTGTTGCTTCAATTTCTGACACAGAGAAGAAAGGTCGTGTTAGAGAAGACTATGTTATAAGTGCATTAGGTGACCATGAGAATGGTTTTCGTGAAGGCTATATTGAAGGTGCTAAGTGGGCTATCAATGAGCTTTTGAAGGACTTGTGGCATCCTGTTAGTGAAGAGCCAAAAGAATCTATTTTTATGTTATCGGAATATGAGAAAGGAAAATACTATGCAAATTATTTCGATAAAAATAGAGGAGGCTGGAGTAACCAGAGACTTATTCGTTGGCTCAATATTGATGATTTAAAATAAGTAGGTGTATGAATGGACTATTATCAATGATTGGTATGCAAACTGAATTGGAATATCAAATGGAGGATTTTCCTTTTAGGATTCCACGTATTAAATTTAATACTCCAAAAGGTTATAGACCTTCTGATAGGCAGAAACGTCAACCAAAAGTGCAGCATGAGTTCACTATCAAGGGCGTTAAGATTATGGCAGCTTCTAAGAAAGATGCTATAAAGAAGTATAATCATCGTAAAAAGTAAAGCGTATGATACAGAGATTGAAAATGATATGGCGAATCCTTCGTGGCAGACAAGTTGTAGTAATAACCGAAAGTTACGGAAAGCTGTGTTATGATTGGGATGCAAGAAGTATTGAAGATGTTTGTCAAATGTGTTGCGATACTTTTGATGAAGCCAAAGAAATGTTAGATAAAAGTAAGGCGTATGAAACAGAGTAAATACATCCCTGGAGATTGGGTAAAAGCCAGTGACCAATTATGTAGAGTGGAGGAAGTTTTTGTAAACAGACTAACAAATGAGACTGAATACACTCTTATATATCCTAATGGCAATTCTTCAAGGATTGTTATTGGTGAGATAGAGCCAATACCTCTTACCCCTGAAATATTAGAAAAGAGTGGATGGGAGAAAGGTGAAGTTACAGGTTTTAGTGGAGCTCACTATGTAAGATGCCGTAAAGATGATGTAATGGTTAGCTTTGACGATGCAGACAGAATAACTATTTCATACGATGCAGGAAATAACCATGCTTCATTTACTTTTATTACTCCAGTTTATACACACAAACTTCTGCATCTACTCTTTGGGTTAGGTGTCAATTCGGGAATGAACATATAGATTATGGATTCATCAAAAATGCTAAAAAATAGAGAATGAAAAAGTACATTATCAAAAAAGCGGATGGAAGCGAACAGAGCGAAATGCAAGTCTTCCACGAATCACGCAAAGAAGCCGGAGAGACCTTGATGGACTACATTTGCAACCACAACGAAGGTTTGGACGTTGACGACGAAGGTTATTTGTCACCGTTTGATTTCGTCCTTGAAGAAGTTGAATGTAAGGAAGTGAACGAGTTTATCACGGACTTTACGAGTGCAAGAAACTTTCTTGGCGGCAAGGCGAGAGCGAATTTTACCATTGCAAAGAAAACCCCTTCCGAAAACGTTGCTCAGCTTGAAGATGTCGCAAGATTTGTGGCCGAAGTCAACCCAAAGCACATTGAAGCGTTGATTGCCTTGAACGAGCTGTTCACCATTGCCGAAGCATGGAACAGAGCAGATGGATTTGCACCCGATTTCTCGGATCGGGAACAAGACAAGTGGTTTCCTTGGTTCAAGTACGACAAGGATGTAGCGGGGTTCGTGTACGCGAATACGCTTAGCACGTCTATGTCTGCGTATGCGCCTTTCGGTTCTCAGCTTTGCTTCAAATCTTTCGCGCGCGCCGATCAATTCGGCAAGCAATTCGCCGACCTTTACAACAAGGTTTTCTTAGAAAAAGCAAGAACATATTATGGAGAAGAACACAAATAAGATAGGATGCACTCCTAATAAGTGTGAGGAAGGCGTTGTAAAAAGTTTGCTTCAAATGTGCAAAGACACGAATTCTGCTACCTTATTCAAAATGACCTTAGATGGTGACTATGAGGTGTGCATAACGGTACGCAAGAAGGGATTTGTCGCAGCCGATGAGTTTACCCTCGCTCAGTTTAAGGCCATTAAGGCTATGGCTACCGAAATGAAGGCTAAGGCTCGCGAGGAGGATCAGGAATTATATCAGGACATCATCGAGAAGTGTAACCTCAACATTGCTGGTTTAACACACGATGATGCGGATTAGTAACTAACCATCCTCTCCATGTGACAGATGGAGAGAAAATAAAAAGAATAGATTATGAAATTAAAGAGTTGCTTTGATGAAAATGGGAACTTTGCAAAACCATTAGACCCATACAGATGTGACAAGGATGACCCTGTCTACTCAATTCTATTTAATGAGAATGGATATGCCATTAAAACGGTCGAGGTATCCAAACTCATTGAGAAGAATAAGTGGAAGTGGAATTGTGATGCTGTTAAGTATTACTATTCTGGCTGTATAGATTATGGCTGCAGGGAAAATTATACAGCTATTTATGCTTGGAGATAATATAAAAAGAGTATAAGATGAGTATATATTGGATTAACGTAATGGCAGCCATACACGACTTGAGCCAATGGCCGCTATCGATGTCATTTCTCGCAACCGTTGGGTTTGTTATCGCGTATGTCTACTTAGTGACCGACAAAGAATATGACTTGCGTGTATGCAAGACTATCGAAAAGGCTCTTGCTTACTCCGTATCAATATTGCTTGTTAGCAGTGTTGTTTATGTGATGTCCTCACCTATCAAGTAGAGCTATGACACAAGAGCAATTAGAACAGGAACTCTTTAATGTTGCCTCGGCAAGGCAGCAAGGAGAGAAGCAGAATGGCCAATCACAGAACGTCTTGGCACAAGAGCTTGTGGCTGCAATGGCGCAGCAAGGGAACGTTAATAAGAAACAGAACAATGAGTAACACAAAAGCAGTAAACGAGATTATAGCCATACAAGACTATATCTCAAAGCACGCAGGCGATCACTCACTACAAATGAGCGAGTTGAGCAAGTGGTTGGATAATCTCCGAATAGAATTAACTACCAAGACAACAGTTTGGCTTGCAGTTGATAATGAAGGAACAGAGATTATCTTCCAGAGCAAGCCCAAAAGGGGAAGGTTCTTCAATCTTTGGGTCCCAAAAGAGGATCGTGAAGGATTCTCCATAACAGTCCCCAAAGGCACAATCAAGAAGCTGATAGGCCGAGGCCTAACTTGGGACGATGAGCCCGTAGAGTACAAGTAATTTTTAGACAGAAAAAAATGGTAGAGAAGAAAAATGACGTGCGGATAATCCGCGAGGGTGGCCAATATCATGTGTTCGTCGGCACGGCCGATGTTTGGCTCAGTCGATGGCAGTTGGAGCGCCTATATGAGGAGGTGCGCAAGCAGTTGGCTCAATGACATATCCGACAGATACGGCGACTAACAACAAAAAACATCATAACATTCAATTATGTCAAACGAATTTTATATTTTCGGTGGAGATTTCCACAACACAGGAGCGAACATCAAGCAGCAGAACATCATCGTACAAGATGGTGAGTCGAAGGTAAAAGAGGATCAGCCTGCAACGCCAAGGGTTGTCGTCAGGCGTGTCACCTCATGGAAGGAAGTGCTCAACGCAGCACGCTTCACGCAACGCAAGCCAGAGGTTGACCATGAGCCATCCGATGAGTTCAAGCAGAAGATGATCAAGGCCGAGCATTCACCATTGCGCTGCCTCCAGTTCACCATCGACTTCTACGATATCCCGTATTACGCAAGCGTACACCTGTGTCGCCACGTACACGCCCAGCCGTTCGTGTCAACCTCACGTCCCGACATCAACGGGCAGATGAAGCCTCGTGATGAGCAGAAGAAGAGCGATCCCGTGAATATGCGCTTGCTCGTCAACGCTCAGGAGATTATCAATATCTCTCGTGTTCGCTTGTGCTGCAAGGCAGAGCAAACTACTCGTATGCTATGGATGGAGGTACTGAGAGAGTTGGTAAAGATAGAGCCATTCCTTGCGAATGCTTGTGTCCCCAACTGCCTCTATCGAGGTTTCTGTCCCGAGATTAAGCCGTGTGGTTTCTCGACAAGCGACGTAGATGCGTTTAACTTCAAAAGGAGTACGTTAGAAGAATGAGAGACATGAATGATTATAAAGTAGGCGATCGTATCGTGCTCGAAGTGCAAGAAAATCATTCTTGTAAAGAATGCTTCTTCTACAACCCTATTGCTTGCTCGTCCCCGAGAGGATTGCGATGTGCTCCGCTGAGTCGTGAGGACGGAAAGAATGTCATATTTAAGCTAATAAATCATGATTAACGAACAGAAAATGTCATGAAGTTAAGACAAGCAAAGAAAATCCTGAATGCTTATAACAATCCTGATGGAGATAATTTTGCAAGATTGCTCACACACGGAAGTCCACGTATGTTACGTGCTTTCCGCATCGTTGTTAGACACATGATGAGAGTACAAAGATATAAATAGTATGAAAACAAAGAAGATATACCGTTTCATGTCTAAGGAAGAAGCAATGAGATTCCTTAGTTACAGATGCTTGATCAACACAGATGCTCAAGCGAACAAAGGCAACAAGTCAAACGCCGAAGGGTACTGCTTTGGAATCGGAGACGAGGTGCAGGCTACAAAAGACTGGCGCAGACTGAAAGGTTTCGTCGCGGCGGATTACTTATTGGTTGGTGTTCTGAAACCAGATGAACATTTCGTACGATGCAAGGGCGAATACATTGACTGGGAGGTATACGACGAATACCTTTCTAAAGGAACTTGTTTGCAAGAGCAAATCCCAACAGCTACGTTCGACGAGCTTTGTTCTATGTTTTATAGCCGCCCTTGCTTTGAGTCGTTCGCCATGTATAAGATCGAAGTGGAGAATATAGATATGTCAATCAGTTTGCTACAAGTCAACGACTCGGACGAAAAGTTCCGTCCTGGCAATGATATCGCTGCGGTGGTGAATTATTGGGACGCATGCGAAAGACTCGTTGAAATCACCAACAAGCAACTGTTTGAAGGCTTCCGTAGCACATACTGGGTTGGAGGTGTGTGCGGAGGGTTGTGTTGTTTTGATGATACTGATTTCTTTAGCCCCGAGGAAATGGCACTCATCATCCGGTACGAAGTTACCTATGAGCAGTATGCAGAATGGCGAGAGGCTAACCTTGCGAGCGAGCGTAAGATTAACCTCCAATCGTGGCTCAAAGGCGCACGCCACTCAATGATGAAAGTTAAGAAAGGAGGCGAACAATGAGCGATTTATATTGGATTTTGACACTGGGAGACTTGCATAACTTTTTTGCGGCTTGCCTTGTGATTTCTATCAGTATGTTCATTTGCTTTTTTATAATAACAGCCGTAACAGATTCAAAAGGCGATGGAGATGCGCAAGAAAAAGCGCTAAATATTGCTGCCGCTTCATTCATTGTTGTTATACTATGTACACTGCTTACGATCTTTATACCGTCAAAAAAAGAGCTTTACATGATTTATGGCGTAGGAAGCGCTATTGATTATTTGAAGTCCAACCCAAACGCCAAGGAACTCCCAGATAAGTGCATCAAGGCGCTTGAAAGATGGGCAGATGAGGTTAATAAAGAAAACGACAAGGATTCGGAATGAGCGATTTTATAAAGATACAGGCAACGCCTGAGTTTAAGTCGAATGTCAGTTATATAGACTACATTGTGAGCACGAGTTCCGTTATTAGCGTAGCTAAGCAGCAAGATGGCACAAGCGTCATGAGGCTAAGTTACGGGCTCGTTCTCAACGTCGGAAGCCCTACGTTTGATGAGCTAAGCAAACTCTTAACAGAATAAGAATATAGAATGGAAAAGAAAGTATTGATCCTCACAGTCAGCAAGCAATGGTTCGATATGATTGCTGACGGAATAAAGAATGAAGAGTATCGGGAGATTAAGCCGTATTGGGTAGCACGATTATTTCACAATAACAGCAATATAGTTGATGTGCGACATCTTGCCTTGGCTTTATTAGGGCGAACGGATTTACTTAAAAAATATATTGACGCACAGAGAATTGTGTTAAAACAATATACTCACGTCCTCTTCGTCAACGGCTACCGCAAGGATAGTCCACGAATTGAGAAGGAGATAGAGAGTATTACCATCGGCAAGCCTAAGAAAGGCTTGTGCCCCGATAAGTGGCTAAATACTGAGTTCTTTATCATCAAATTCAAGTAGCGTATGAAGAAGATTATATTATTATTTGTATCGGTTATATTCCTGCTCGTTTCTTGCAACGATAACAAAGGAATTAATGTTCCAACATCAGACTCTATTAATGAAATTAAAGTAGAGAAGCTATTTGTTGTGGATGGTATAACCGTATATCGTTTCTATGATAGTGGCAGAGTGGTTTATTTTACCAACAAAAAAGGTGTGGTAAATGCTCTTCATGACGAATATGACCCTGCAACAAAAACCATAAGAACAAAGGTAGTAGAAACTTTATGTAATGAAGAATGACTATGAACAAAACAAATTTACATTCATCATTGCTTTTCTTAATGATTAAATTGGAAGAAGCAAAGAACAATTCGATGTCTGACAAGAACTTTGTTGCTGCATTGGCAGAAGTGCTCAGATATTTCCGTGACAATGGAGAGTTGAAGGCTGCTTGCGAGCTTCGGAAAGAAGCTCTTGCCAATCTCAAGAACTCCTCCTGGTTTGCAACGCTTAAGGCCTGTTTGGAGACGCCAGCAAAAGACGGAACGCAAATTCTTCCCATAGACATGAAGGAGCTTGAAGCAAAACTGATGTCGGACGAGTACGTTGATAATAAAATTAAAGAAGTGCTCGGCGAATAAGCCGATATGCGCAGAAGGATTACTTATGGCATCCCCTGCGCATATTTTACTTTTTATTGTACAGAACGTAATCTATCACTTTTCTATTCGCTTCATCAACCTTTCTTTGGTCTTTTTGTATATATATTTCTGTAATTCTATGCCCTGTTTTATGTCCTAAGCAATCAGCAATTATATCTGTGCTAATTCCAATCTCATAAGCGATTGTAGCGAAAGAATGCCTTGCCCAATACAGTGTCATGCGCGGGATAGATAGTAACTCTGCTATTTTGGTTGCATTTGCATCAAATCGCATTGAAAAGCACTGATAATCTTTATAATTGTCGAGCAATGAAATTAGATATTTCTTCCCTTTATTTCTGTCAATAATCTCTTGGGCTTCGGGCTCAATCTTGATATTGTAAAGTGTCCCCGTCTTAGCTCTCTTGTATTTTATGCGCCCATTTTCAATGCGCTCCAATGAGGCAAGGTCTACGAGATTTATCCCCATAAGGAAGAAAGTCAAGAAGAACATGTCTTTGTATATCTGGAATTTTGATGGAAGACACGCTCTGTAAAACGTTCTTAATTGTTCGACAGATAAACTTCTCTTTTCAGTTTCTTCTGTTTTAATCTTATAATCAAGAAACACATCATCTATGATCACTTTCTTTTTTTTGGCATAAGAAATTATAGCTCGTATGTTTCTTAGCCTGTTTGCAATCGTATTCTGCCGATTCTTGTCATTTCTTTGTTTTTTCACAAATTCATCTAACCAATCAATATCGATTTCTTCAATAAGGAGAGTGTTGTAATCACAGAAGCTCTCTATCTTTTTCTTTGTAGAGATGTATATTTTCTTGGTGTTTTCACTGTTTTTTGTTGACAAGAATTCATCAAATAGAACACTAAAAAGATGCTTTTCTTCATTACCATCATCTTCGTTCAGAAGATACTTCTGCAGCTTTTTATTTGTATAATATCTAAGTTGCCCAGACTCTTGTAAGGCATAAACCTTTTCTTTGAGTATGGCTAACTTTTTCCCTAATTTTACATTGATGCTTTTCCTTTCAGCCAAAAGTTTTACCTTGCTGACTACTGGATCCCATTCCTCTTCACGTAGTTGGTATGGTGTACTGATATAGAAAGCCGTATCTTTTCGGGCTATCTTTATCTTGAGCGGATATCTCCCATTATTGAGCTTTCTGCGCTTATCGAGTTTAATAGTTATTTTTATCATATTCGGTTTTAGTTTTTGCACGATATTTGCACGTTTTGTTGATGTAAACGCACTTTTTCGTTAATAAATGACACATTAGAACGATGCAAATATAGCAAACTTTTCATAAGAGTATAAGCAATATCGCAAAGTTTTAGTTTTTTTTGATAAATACGCCCCAGGTATTTGTACAAAGACGTGCAACACACTCTGTTACAGCAATTTGCAACACTTATGTATTCTTCGATTGCACGTTATTTGCATGGTTTTGAGAAGCAATTATCACTTTATGATAATGCAACAGCGAACCCTATACCATGCCCTTATATCACTAATGGACACAGTGAAGTCGGCAAAATTAGGATTAACAGAGCGACAAATGATTTCATCTGCGTTATCTTTGCCTTGGAAAACGTTTTTAAGCACTATGCCGTTAACAGTATCAAGCAAATATGTGCAACCCCATTCTACGAATGCGGCATCATTGATCTTCTGGACGAGCACCTTGCTTCCATTTGGCAATTCAGGCGACATGCTATCACCGTATACAGAAACAGCTAAATCGACTCCTTGTATCGGGGTGATTATCTTCTCGCAGTCATTTTCTGCTAAGATTGTTTCAATAGCATTTGGTATCGCTCCCTGTGATACGAGAGGAAGCAATGGGATGCAATTGTTGTTTCCTTCGGTAGCATACTTTGGTAGTGCTCCGTTCTTAACCATCTGCCCATTTCCTGTCGCCAACCAATCAACATTGATCTCAGGATAAATCTCTTCGATCAATTTCGCGACTTTACGTGTTAGATGCTTCGTGTTATAAAAATGCCCAATGCTCAATCCTAAGCTTTCTTGGAACTTAGCCATTGACATTCTTTCGTATTCGCATATTTTTTTCGCTCTATCTTTGAAAGTCTCCATTGTAATATATAAAATAATATAAAAACTAATAGTTTATTAATAATATTGTTGCGTGTATGAATAGAATTTATTAATTTTGCGGTGTCGTTAAGACATAAATCTATTTCGCTTATGCAAAAGTAGAAAGAATATATTAATTTATATATTATTTGATAGTTAAAAAATGACAATTAAACACATTTCGCAGAAAGAGAAAGAACGGAAAGTGTGCGAATCCGTAGGAAAGTACATTAAGCACGGCCTCTTAAAGTCGGAGGCTGTGCGTCGCACAATGAGTGACTTTAACTACGCCACAGAAGCTGCTATCTATGGTATTTTGCGGCGGAATAACATGAAAGAAGATGGTAAATGAACAACCTAACGTAAAGCCTAAATGGCGGTATTCGATTAGCGAGGCTGCTCGAATACTTGGCGTAAGCCCGACTACACTGTATCGCTACATCAAGTCTGGCATCATGAAGAATATCATTCGACCAAACGGCCAAACCGTTGTCACAGGATCTGAGATAACCCGATTTTGGGCAGGAGAATATATTTAATAAGGTGAACCAATGAATCAAGACGAATTGAAAGGTGCGATTGCTTTGCTTGAAGCTAATGGCTATGAGGTCATACCTCCACAATCAATTGCTGTTGTCAACGACGAGTTTGAGCAATGGTGGAACCTCTATAATAAGAAAAGAGGCAAACCTAAGTGCTTAAAGAAGTGGCTACACATGAGCAAAAAGGATAGACAGGCTTGTATTACTGCTACTCCTAAATATGTAGCATCCGTTACAAATAAAGTGTATCAGAAAGACCCTCTTACATATCTGAATGGCAGATGTTGGGAGGATGAAATCTATTCAGTGTATGATGAATCAGAACAACAACAAAAAAAATCAAGCATCTTATTTGCTCGAAAAGCAGCCGAAGTCTTTAGCTCCGACTAATAAGGCTTCTTTGCTTGTTAAGCGGTTTCCAATGATTAGTCAACGACTATTGCCTATCATATCTTTGAACGAAGCTATGAATGATGAAAATTCACTTATATCAATAGACAAAGAGTTAGGTCAAGGCGTTTCTCTTGATTGGATAAAAGGGCAACTGCTTGATGTGTTTCGCATATGTGGAGCGATAGAGCAAGTCGCCAGCATACAGATTATCATGATAGCAAGGAGAATACGATACACGTATTTCTACCTTTCAGCAAGCGAACTCACATATTTCTTTGAAAGTTTTGTAGCTGGTGGTTATGGTACATTATATGTCGGGCGAACAATTAACCCTCAAAATATCATGATCGCACTACGCAACTTCGATACGGAGAGAGCAAATCAACTTACCGAAAGAGCTGTGATCGAAAAACAAGAGATTGATAGCTCAAAAGTCGCAGACATTTCTTTTGTGAATGAGATCTGTGAGCGCATAAAGAAAACAATATCTAAAGATAAATTGTAAGTATGAAAATCGAATTGAAATCTATGGTGTTGCGGAACTTTAAAAAAGTTCGGAGCGAAGAATTAGAGTTCTTCCACAACACATTAATCAGCGGAGGAAACGAGACAGGAAAATCAACTGTCTATGATGCCTACTTATGGTGTTTGTTCGGAGTAACGAGTCGTCCTGACACAACGGTTCAGACTTTGGATGGCAACAATGAAATTATCCATAAACTCGAAACTTCGGTAACTATTGTCATTAACTTCAACGATGAGAGAGATATAAAGATTGAACGTCGCTTATCAGAGCGTTGGAAAGCTAAAGATACTGTCGAAGAGAAGTTTCTTGGCACAACACAAACTCGCATCATTGATGAAGTACCCTACTCTGTCACTGCTTTTAAGGAGAAGCTAAGTAGTCTTTGCGACTATGACGACTGGTTCATGCTTTCAAACATCAATTTGTTTTGGAGCTACAAAATCGACATCCGCCGCCGCATCCTAATGTCACTCGCTGGAGAGATTGATGAAAAAGCGCTTATGCAAGATTATCCAGCAGTCCATCATGGTGTCGTTGATGAGCATAAGGATATTGCCGATATGCTTATCCAGCAAAAAACTACACGCAAAAAGGCCAATGATGAGTTGCTGATGATACCTGCGAAGGTCCATGCACAAGACGCATTGCGTGTAGATGATGATTTCGCTACGATCGCAAAAGAAGTAAGCGATATAAATAAGCAGATTGCCGACATCGATACAATGCTTCAAGGCGTTGTAACAAATACGAGCGAGCAGAAAGAATATGCCGCAAAACTCGCTATTGCAAAAGATGCTTATAACAAAGCTCGCACGACTTGGCAAGATAACCATTACAAAAAAGTAGATACCCTCTTCAAAGAAGTAAGTGCCGCATCTGAGGAGTTGCGTAAGTCACAAGCTAAGGTCAAAGAACACAAAGACCTCAATGTGCAAGATGGGGTAAAACTTGCAACTTTGACAGAAGAGTTCGAGAACCTGACTAAACAATGGAAAGATGTTAACGAGAAGGAATTTAACTTTACCCAAACAGATGTTTGTCCCGTTTGTGGTCGTCCTTATACGGACACGATGAAAGAGAAAGAGTATGAGAACGCTGTAAGCGAGTTTAATACTTGCAAAGCTAAGCAATTGGCAGAGATACAGAACGCTGCCTCCGAGAAGCGTATTCAGATAATCGTTCTCAAAGGCCGAATCAACACCTATAAGCAAATGACTTCTTTGGGTGACGAGAATGACCTTAAGGAGAAGCAGCAGGCCTACAACACGCTTGTTAAGAAGCGTATGGATGCTCAACAGGAAACATGGGAGCAAAGTTCAGCAAAGGTTGACGCGGACAAAGATTTACAAGCAATCGAGGCTACCCAACCTGTTGTTAAGATAGACTCAACCTTGGAAGAGAATAAGCAGAAGAAGGCTCAACTTTCAGCGAAACATGATGAGCTTATCAAGCGTTTGTCAGCCCAAGACACGAACGAGCGCATTGAGAAAGAGAAAAAGAAGCTTGACGCTCGATCACGCGAACTTGCTCAGGTTATCGCTGATTGCAATGAAGTCATACGCCAGATCAAGGCATACAAGAAAGCGAAAATCTCTATCGTTGAGAGCAAGGTTAATGCTTATTTTTCACTCATTCGCTGGAAATTCTATGAGCAGAATATCACCAACGATGATGAGAAGGAGATATGTACGGCCATAGATCCCAATGGTGTTGATTACAACAATACCAATGATGGCACTGTGATTAACATGGGTATTGATATTATCAATGGCATAGCCAAGGCTAAGGATATTCATGTTCCTCTCTTTGTTGACAGAAAAGAATCTGTTGAAAACGCGTTGCCGTCGGATCAACAGACCATCTACTTACAATGCAAGTACGGTGAACCTTTCAGAATCGAGAATGTTTAACTCTATAATTACACAATAATATGACTGAAAATAACGGAGTTTCGGTAATCACCCCGACTACAACTCTCAACATGTTTGCGAACCAAGAGAGTTTTTCTACAGGTTTCAAGATGTCTCAGGCGCTTGCTTCATCGACTATCGTTCCTAAGGCTTTCCAAAGCAATGTAGGTAACACCATGATAGCGATTGACTTGGCGCTGAGAATGCACACTAATCCATTGATGATCATGCAAAATATCTACGTTGTCAACGGGCAGCCTGGTTTCTCTGCAAGATTCCTTATCGCTTGTATCAATGCGAGTGGATTATTCGCATCGTCCCTTCGCTACGAATTTGTCGGCGAAGAAGGCAAAGACAATTGGGGATGTCGTGCCTATGCAATTGACAAGCAAGGAGAAGTCCTCAAAGGTTCTTTGATAACAATCGATATTGCCAAACGGAAAGGTTGGTATGATAGACAAGGAAGTAACTGGAAAGCTGAGCCTGAGCAGATGCTACGTTATCGCGCAGCGACACGCTTTCAAAGCGCCTACTGCCCTGAGATTCTATGCGGTGTCGCTGTCAAAGAAGAACTCGAAGATATGGATTACACCGAGGTCACTGATAATAACATTGAACAGCTTTCCGCAGAAGAGAAGCTCGCCCACGCCCAATTGAAAGAGCAGAAAGAAGCTAATTCTCAATCAATGGGAATGAACACAGGCACAGCAACGACGGATGCCCCAGTTTCGGTCAGCAAGCCAGAGGGGAACAAACCAATCACTCCTGAAACATCTTCTAAGATACAGCCTATTGGTAAGCAGAAGATGCCTGATATGTTCAATTTGTCATAGTTTTTAAATATGGGGGAGTAAGTAATCTTCTTGCTCCCCTTTTCTTTTAACGAAAAAACACATGGAATTAACCGTCTTAGGAAGCGGAAGCTCAGGCAATGGCTACATATTGCAAAATGAGCACGAAGCTCTAATAATCGAATGCGGGGTAAACTACCGACACGCGGTAGAAGCGTTGCATAACAATGTTGGCAAAGTTAACGGATGTTTGATAACGCATAGTCATGGGGATCATGCGGCATTTATTAAGCAATATGCCAAATCATTTAATGTTTACGCTACAAAGGGTACGCTGGAGGAATGTCATGTTAACGTAGGAACTTTCCATTACTGCGCAATACCTTTGTTTGTCGAATTCAAAGTCGGGAACTTTATCGTAAAAGCATTCGATACCGAACATGATACTAATGAACCCTGTGGTTTTATTGTCTACCACGAAGATTTCGGCAACCTACTTTTCCTTACTGACACTCATCATGTTAAATATAATTTCAATTTCCCACTTGATTATATCTTGATGGAATGCAACCATACAAACGAATTAGTGGATCAGAGCGTAGAGAATGGAATCATCCCTAAGAAAGTCGGGTTGCGCATTAAAGCAACACACATGAGTTTGCAAAGAGGGCTGAATTTTTTGTCCGGCAATAATCTGCAACATACCAAAGCTATTATTCTTATTCATGTGAGTGAGAATAACGGGAATGGAGCATTATTTGCTGACAAAGTAATGAAAGCGACTGGGAAGCCTGTTTTAGTCGCCAAAAAGGGCTTGAATATCGAATTATTGAAATAAGTAAAGGCCAGTAGTCAAAAGTCGGCTACTGGCCTTTATATTATTTGATACCTAACACTTTCCATGCCTTTTCGCCAGGAAATAGCGTATCATCATCGTTAAGCCAATTTACAGCTATCTCACTGAATCTTAGAAGCATCACATCCCAATCCTCGTTAGGCCACCATGTGTAAAGCAGATTGTGAAAATTAGCAATGGTATCGTTGAGTACAACCATGTAATCATATAAGTTATACCCTTTTACTTGCTCCTTAAACTCGTTATAGAGTTCAATAGTTTCTCGTTCTGATATGAAAGGCGCGAAAATCGCATTTGCGTCTTTATCTACATAGAACATAGAAGCGATACGTTCACGTGCCGTTTCTGCATCGAAATGGTTTCCGATTGTAACCATTTGAATTTTAGCATTCAGATCTTTCTTTTCTTCCTCTGTGAGACAGCGGTCGTAAACATCGGCAATAACAACAAGCGCTCGTTCTACTGCTTGCTCATTAGTGCAAATGTTCAATTTGCTCATTAACATCTTCATAATCTAAAAATTTGGTTTAAGATATTGTTCAAATACGCTCTCAGTAAGCGTCCCCATAATATAACAAGGCTCCTCGCTTAGCATATCTATGCCGTCCTTTTCGCAGATATGGGCAACAACATGAAAGAGCTCGTGGCTTACGGTGTTAACCATATCGGCATGAGTGGTGGATAGGCCAATGGCGACAACGCTTCTTCTGTCCTTGACATTAGAATAGGTAAGGCCACGCTCGTCACCGCCTTGCATCAAATGCTCATAGGCCTCCCGTAACGCATCATTACTGCAACCAATGCTGGCAAGTTGTTGGCACAGGAATACGGCATTCTCAGGCTCGTAGCCTATGAAGCAAGTCACAGACCACTTGTATTTCTCTAAATAGACATCGCACTTTGTCATAGCACATCATCCCAAGGGATGGGCAGGCCACTGTGGCAGCAGTCGGCATAGAAACGATTGAAGATGAAGCCATCCTTCTGATCGACATCATCGACCATGTCCTTTACGAATTGCGCCAAACTTGCGGCATCACTGATGGAGCTACCCAAGAAATCGGCTTTGGCCATGTTGGCCACATACACATGATCGTAGCCAATGAGGTTGTCGAGTTTCAGTCCGTTCTCTTGCAACATTGTGTCTACCTTATCTTTTGTAAGCGGCTCAATCGGCTCAGCCTTGCCTGTGGCCTTGTTGACCTTTTGCATCTGGCTTACGGCCCAGTCGCACATCTTCTTGTTGAAATGGTAGCCGTTATAACGAAGATAGGCCACCATGCCCTCGGGCTTCATGTCATAAATATCCATAGGCATTCTACATCTTCCCATAATCTTATTCCTTTTTAAGACAGGTAAGGAAACTCATTTCCTCACCTGTCGGTTATCACTTAGTAGCGTCTACCTCCGTTGTAGCCACCACCATAACGTTCTCCGTAGCGTTCTTGCTCGTAGTCGTCCATATCACGGTCACGATCACGGCTATGGCTTCGATCGCCACGCCACTTGTCGCGGTAGTCGGGCATAGGTGAACGCTCGCCCATCCTGTCCGAACCTCGCTGAATGCTGTCAAGGCAAGACATTACCTTGCCTCCGTAACGAAGCATCTTCTCGGCATTCTCCACAAGCTCATCAAACTTGCTCTCTGTGATTTCTGTCATATACATGGCTTCTTGCTTTTAGTTGCTTCCGTTAGACTTCTTTGCCAAGGCTTTTTGCAGCATGCTCTCAATGCTCGATAATGTGCCTTTGATACCACCAACCTCTTCTTTTAGACTGGCGATCTCCTTCTCTTGCGCCTTCTCTTTCGCTATCTGAGGATTGAGCACGCCCATCATTCTCTCGCAGCTCTCAACTACCTTTTCATGGTAGTCCCTGCTTGCAAGAACCTCCTTTGATTGCCTGAGCATAGAATCCACCTCCGACATCATGGCCTCACGGCTTTCAGAGACGACGAGGTTGCCTGAGTTGGCTATCTGCCCATTGGCGGGAAGTTGCTTAAACTCCATTTCTCCGTCTGGGGTCTTGATCTTCACGTCCACGGTCGATTCCAACGGCTGAGGGTTGAAACTGCCAGGCTGATAGCTTGGAAACTTGGGCTGTGGGTTGCTGACGCTCACCACTTGCCCTATTGTTAGCGACAAGTTGTTACTCTTGTCGAGCACATAGAATATGCTGTTCTCTCGTAATCCTTGGAACATATAGGTCTTTCTTTAGCGGTTTATACTATCCCTGTCATTAGTTGCAGGGTGTTGGTGTCTCTCTCAAACCATAGCTGATATACACCAGTACCAGCTACGTCGGCGACTGTCAAGTCCGCTCCTCCAAACTTTGTGACGGCCTGCGTCGTTCCGTTGGTCTCGAAGAGGATAGGCAGCGTGGGTGTCGTGCCTGTCGGTATCGCTTGCATGAGGTTAACGAACACCGTTCCTCGGTAGTTAGCGTTGAGGAAAGCGTGGTTCTTGAATGTGAATACCACTGCATCCGTCTGTACCTTCACGGCAGTTGAGCCCACCGCTGCTGAACCTCTACGATTGACCCATGAAAAAGGATAACCCCAAATCATAGTCGCTCCTCCTGTCTGATTAACCCCAAAAGCCTCCGTTGTTGGCGAAGTTGACACCATAAAGTCCCATCTGTGCAGCCACGCAATTAGGCACGGCCGTGAAAGGACTGTAAGCTACGGTGGCCGTCTCGGGGAGTTTGCACTTGATGCCATCAACATCCTTTTGCAAGTTCGCAAGGAACGCATTGATAGGAGCAACGGCCTGACCAACAATCTGATTAGTCATTGCTGAAGACTTGAACGTTGAGTTCTCCTCGCGCAGGTTGTCAATCTTGTTTTGGAGCTCTCGCATTTCAGCGGCACGCTGGCCGTCCAAAATCTGTTGCGTGGAAGCCTTGATAGACTCTTGGAGCGCACACGTCTGACGCTGCGTCTCATAGGCCGATGAAGCAAAGCCCTTCTCTTGCTCGTTAAGCACGTTGTTGATAGCGTTGTTGAGCGTGCCGGTCTGCTGACACATGGCAAGCTTGATGTTACCGTCCATAGCCGTGATGGCGTTGTTGGTGCGGCAGCAACACTCGGCAAGCTGCTGAGCGATAGTCATGTTGCCCTGCTGAATGGCATTGATGATCTGCTGTCCGCTCATGCCCACTTGGTTGCCGACGTTGCTCATCTGAGTAGACAAGGCGTTGATAGCTCCCTGTATCTGTCCTTCGGTGCAGTTGAGCTGTGTGGCGAGGTTGCTGATAGCGTTGCGGTTGCCACCAATGGCATCCATGAGAAGAGAACGGCCATAGTCGTTGTTAATCTCATTAGCCACATAACCTCCACGGCCGTTGTTGCCGAAGCCACCCCAGCCGTTACCTCCCCAACCCATGAGGAAGAAGAGGAATATCACCCACATGAAACCACTTCCGTCGCCCCAACTGTTGCCGTTCTTGTTCATCGCAAGAAGCAGGTTGGGGTCAAGCCCTCTCTGTTGAAGCAAAGGAGCAAGCAGCGACATCATGCCACCCTGACCGTTGCTGTCGTTGCCAAACACATAAGTCTTACTTTCCATAATCCTTAAAAATCTTTCTTGTTATACCTTATTTGAACTAACACTATTGTAACGTTACGTAGGCAAAGTTAGTCCTTCATAATGGATAAGTGCATAACTCGCTCACACTTTTTGTAACACGCTGATAACAAGAAAGATAAGGTGATAGGAGGTTCTATCATGTTAACAAAACTGGAGTTTGTTAACACGTCGTATGGTTCATGTTAAGAAAAGCCTATTACGTTAACATGTTTAACGTTTCAGTTGTAAAGTAATCCTTTACTACTGAAACAAAAAAGCCTACCTCAATGCGAGGCAGGCTGAAATATTTTATTATTCTTTGTTGGGTTTCCTTCTGAGAACGAATATCATAGCACAACTGGTTGTAATTGCGACAATAGAACCAGCAAGCCAATCATGACCGCTCATTCCGAGCTTATACGCAAACCATATACACATGATAACTATTCCAACTCCAAAGAGCATGCCAAGAATGCTAACAAATGCTCTTGCGTTTAAGGCTCGGATTTCTTTCTTATGACGGTGTTTTTGCTCTCCTTCTGCCATTGCAAGAATGCGCTCTGGGGCGTTTGGTAATACCTCTCCATAAGCCTTGAACTCTTGCGCAGGAGGCAGAGGACCGCTATAATGCTGCTGCATCGAAACAACGGTAGTTGTCTCTTCGCTTAATCCTTGTTGCTTGTTTCTCATTGTAGAGATATTTTGCCCATAGCATTTCTTATGTCATTACCTACGTTTTCCCAATCTGAGCGCATTGCGTCTTGGTCGCTTACCTTTTCCCCTTCAATAGGTATAGCGAATCCAAAAATAGAAGCGAGTCCATCCCAAAAACCAGGGGTATAGCTTGCGCTTCTCTTCGTTTTGCTCATTATCGATTTCATGGTAATTGTAATTTTGCAGTTGCAAAGATAATGTTGTTAAATGAAAAATGCAAGGATTTTGGGCTATTATTAACAAAGCACTGCAAATCTTAACGTTTGGGCATTGATTGACTCTTGTTTTACTACTTCTTCCTATTGCGTAGAAAATGAAGAATGTCCCATTTCTTCCAATACCTCGTATGGCCACGCCTCTTGCACTCGCCATTCGGCAGATCGCCCTTTGCCACAAGCCTGTTAAGCGTGGCGTCGCTCACACGTAGCTTCTCCTTCACCTCCTCGGTGCTCATCATGGGGTTGAGCATATTTGGGAGGATGTCTTGACACAACTCGTCAATATCCTCGTCGCTCATGCCGCAGGCCGTTACCTTCTCGCCCTTCTGTTGTTGCTCCCACGCTTTCATGCAGCTCTCATAGAGCGATTTCAGTATCAAGGCCAAGGTGTAATAGTTGAACATCTTTTTCATACCCAGCAAGCATTTTTATGAGAAAAACTTTCTTCCGATCGCCGTGTTCTTCAAGAACCAGTCGGCCATGCCATACAGGTACATGCTCGCTATCATTGCCATCAAGCAAAAGTGAGGCATGATCATTTCATTTGTCGTAAAGATGCTACCGAAACAAATGTGGATGGCGTTCACTCCAAAATAATAGAAGAACGGTATGCGGTATTTCCAGCATAGGAAAAAGAAACGGGATGCCAAGATAATGACTATCGGTAGCACATACACCATAAAGTAGATGAACAGGTAACAGGCCGTATTCTCCTTGTATGGGAGGAACATTTCTCTCGGATGAGTGCTGAAATCCACCATTCCATAAGCGTGAAAACACATGATGACTATTGGCGCCCACTTGCAGAACCATTTGAAAAACTTCAATATGCGCCTTGAATACCTGTTGCCGTTCTTAATCAACAACGATAACACCTCGCTCACATCCTTTCCTTGCATGAATGAAAGGATAACGCCTTCCTCTTCCTTTGTCATAAGTTCCTCCTTTGGTCAGATTGACATTTGCAAAGGTAGTAAATTTTTTGTATATGCGACATATCAGCCTTGAAAAATTAACAAATATAAAAACCCTGCCGTCCCGTCACGGGAGAGCAGGGCGTGCGTTAACCTGAATAAAAACCAATCTTCTTTCTCCAAAGAAGTACTACCTACCTAAAAACTAACTTGAACCTATCTAAATCAAAACTAAAAGAACTTTCTTCTAATGCTTTCGGGCGAAGTTGCACACAACGAGTATGAAGAACACGATGAGCAACAGGCCCGTCACCACGCCAAATCCCATGACCACCTTGTCAATGAACGTCTGTTTCTTCTCCACCTTGACGGGATAGGGGATAGAGTCGTGCACGGTCACGGACTTGTCGTTGTAGACGATTTTGAACCTGTCCTTGTAGCGTGTCTTCGTCATGTAGATGGTATCTCCCTTCGCAAATACAGAGACGCTATCGTGCAGATAGACGCTGTCTGTCTTGATGAAGCTGTCCGTCTTGCTAACGTACCTGTACTCCGTGACCGGAACGTATTTCACGCTCCTGCACCCTGTCAGCGCCACGAGCGTCACGGCCAACGTAGCGAGCGTGAGCCATTGTAACCAATATCTTTTCATTGCTTTTGTCTTTTAATGTTACTGAAAGAATCGCTCGGCCTCCCATTCCCTACGCTTCACAAGGCCGTCGAGCTTTCTGCCTCCTGCGTAGACCCACCGCATGAACTCGGCCTTGATAAGCTTCTCTCCCATGCCAGCCTTAATCATCTTTAGGAGGGTCGAGCGCAAGAAGTTGCCCGTGCCGAGGTTGAAGCAGAAATCAAGGCAAGCGTCGAACTTTCCTTGTGAGTCAATCTCCTTGATGCCGCTAAGCACCCCTTCCAAAGGCGCAAGGTCTTGTCGCAACCATGCGTCGGCCTGTGCCTGTGTGCATGAGGTCTTTGCGTTCACTCTTCCTGTATGGCCGTAGCCACAAGTCCACACGCCAACCGCATCACGGTAGGCCCTCGACCTGTAGCCCTCAAACTCCTTGATCTTCGCTATCAGCGTATCACTTGCTTTCATACCTAATTATGTTAGTCTGTTTCTTCCTTGCCGTAGTCACGCGGAGGCTGTCGCTTGGGGCATCCATTCACGCGGCACTCGTACCATCCCAGTTCGTGGTTTTTGAGCATAAGCGTACTCTTGTCGTCCTTGAGTTGACGGATCTGGGCACGCTGCTTATTCAGTTCCTCAAACAGGGAGTCGATCTTGTCGTTGAGCTTCGTGCGCTCGGCCATGTGCTCGTCATGCTCATGCGTGTAGAGGTTCTTCCACTCCACCGCATAGGCCATAGCATTAGCATCCTCGTCTTTCTGTGCCGATGCGGCCTCCTTTCGCTTGCGTGAGTTGTAATAAAGCAATTGGCCTACGATGCCGCTTGACACAAGCAAGGTGAGTATCTGTACTATGTTCTCCATCCCTAATACCCTCCCGTATTTTTATAATAACACCAACGCTACTAAGGACGCCACAAAAGCGCCTGCCGCACCGGCTGCGATGTCGGACAGGCTAAAATTCTCGAAGTGGTTGCCCGAGAAGAAATCGATGGCCTCCTTGGCAATGGCCACGATGACACCGCCAATGAAGCCACAGGCGGCATAAGTGGCGGCAGGCTCACCTGGGTTGGCCTTGGTGAAGACAAGTGACACGATGAGCGCCACGAGAGCAATCCCGAAGAAGTGGGCCACCTTATCCATGCCCACCTTCTCAATAAACTCATTCAGTTTTTTCATAAACGAAGTGCTAAAAGTTAAACGTGTTGACTAAAATCGCCATAGGTTGTTGTCCTTGACGTATTGCAGCAAGTCCTTGGCGTATGCCTTGGCCTTCTTCCTAAATGCTTGCATCTGCTCAAACTCGGCCTTGGTGTCCTCCTCCGAAGGGTCAAGCAGGTAGTTGTTGATCACGGCTTGCATCTTATCTGTCGGATAGGCGTCGCTCACGATTGCGTTGACAATAGCGTCGTAATCGAACACCGCGTTGGGCAGCGTGTATGTACCGACGAGATATTCGTCGCTGCCAGCACTCTCGATGTAAGCGAACGTGGCCACCTGTTGGCCGAGGTCGATGCGTTTGCTGAACCTCACGGGGAGGTTGTCTGTGGTGGTGATGTGCATGATGCTAAAATTTACAAATTGGACTGAAATCTACGCTACGATACATGAGATTATTCGTGTAAAACGAGCCTCCGGAGCTATTGTTTGCATTGACAGCATAAGTATTACACATCCAGTCTGTATTAACAGAAAGGAAAGAACTTGCCGCGAATTGGAAGTATAGTACGGGCGCAGGAAAGATCTTGTCTTCAATGGCGCGATACATTACGGTGTTTTGCCAGTTGTATTCGTCGTTTTTGTAAAAATACAAGCCGACAGGTATAGCGAAGATGTTTCTTTCTCCGTGGTTCGGCAACCACCAGTGGTGTGCGCTGAACTTATCTGCAAGTTTTCGCCCCTCGGCAACTCTTGGCTGGAACGCGTAGCACTTAGAGGGTACAGGGTAGTAGAATCCATCATAATACTCGCCTTTCTTGTTCACGATACTTTCACAAGCTGAATCGAGATTTTCCAATTCTGATTGCGTTTCTGAAGCCTCAGGAACATCAAGCGAGATACCGCTATCTTGTAAAATCTTATTACGATGTCCTATGAGCATGAGAGTGTTGTACTGCCCAGTCGGAATCTTATCAAGTTCTTTATATCCAAGCGGGTCAAATATGTACCTATACTTACCATATACCACAGATGATATTGTTGTTAACCCTACCCCGTCTTTTCGTGAATCTGCAAATCGGGGAGTGTCTCCAAGCGAATAAGCGTCATACTCCGCGTCATCAGTCAACTCAACATTGGGTACTTTTTCGCGACTTAATCCGACAATACCACTAAACCTCGTTGGGCTTACCATAAGTCTCTCGCCAGCATCCTTGTCTTCGTAGAAGAAAATGCCAATGAGATCTCTGTCGGGCTCAAAGCCATAATCGCTCCAACTGCCATCATTATAGACGTAATCGCCCAAAGCCAGCGTATGCGTGTAAAGGTGAAGCGTAGCAACGTTGCTCGTCACCTCCGTGCCATCTGTGTTAGTCATCTTCGCGATAATGTTGACCTTTGTGTCGTCCGCTTCGCTTCCAAGGCTATTCACGGTGATAACGCCAGTCTTGCTGTCAATACTTACGTGACTGTTGTCGTCCACGCTCCACACGCGGCTCACGATAGCGTTAGCCGATATGGGCAGCAATTCGATGACGGGCTGGATGCTCGTCTTGTCGTCAGCGTACTTGCGCACCTTAATGTTCACCTGTTGCACCTTCACCTTGTTGTAGTCCACATAGAGTGCGTTGCTCTCTTTCCAAATCTCACCGAACTTTTCAACGAGTTTGGCCACGGTGTCCTGTGAGATATTGCCCGTGACATGGATGACGCCTGTCAGTTTAGTGTCCGTGATGTCGGCTATGTAATCCATTACGCCAGTGGGCACATTCGCCCAGTCAACACCGTAGGCCGTAAGGCTGCTAAGCTGCTTTCCTTGCGTGCGCAGGTTTGCAAGCATCTGCACGACATTCGCTCCGCTGCCCACGTTCGCGCCAATGGTGATACTCTGGAGGTTCTTGACTTCCTCGATAGAGAACGATGATAGGTTTGGCACTTCGCTCAGCGTGACGCTTCTCACGGCAGGCAGCTTGACTGTTCTCAGCGTACTCGTCTGAGGGAGAATGACGTTTGTCAGCCCTGTGCCCATGAGGTCGGCCGTCACCAACTTTGTCTCGCCACTCAGGTCGAGCTCTCCGCTCAGGGTGGCCGCGCCATTGAGGTCGAGACGGTTCATCATAGGGGTGTTGATGTTGATGGACGTGGCGCGGAACTCCATGGCCGACGAGCCTTTCTTGGCCTCGAACGCCTCCAACTTCTCAGCAGAGAGGTTGAACGCCTCGCCTACCGACTTGTCACCAAAAGCGCCAACCGACTTGTAATAGTTGATGCCGCGGATATAGACGTTGGTGTTGCCATCGCTCTGAATGACCGTTGATGTGAACGCCTCGCCAGCCTTCACGCGTGTGAAACCGTCGTACTCGGCCGTTCCACGGGCGAACGACGGATAGAGCCACATCATGGGCGTGACCGTGAACTTGTAGGTCGGGTTGGTTCCTGCCGTGGTGGCGATGGAGCGGAATACCAGCGCTCCGGCGTCGCTGCCTGCCTCTCCGCCCACGCTATCCTTAACGCCAAAAGCGCCATAGCGTGCATAGCTCGCCATGTAGATCTCGCGACGCTTCCACCATTGCAGCTCACCCTGCAACTGGTCGCCAAGCGACTGAGGGAGAGGCGGTGTGCTCGGGCTGTATGTTCCGTCCTTGTAGTGCACCTCGGCCTCCTCATAGAGCAGTCGTGCGGTCTCGTTGTAGGCCACCGCAGGGAAGTAACGCTGAACAGCGAAGTAATACTTATCCATGCACCCAGCCACATTGCCACCGCCAAGCGACGCCATCTCGCGCAGCATGGTGAACATGACCGTTTTCAGGTCGTCGGGGTAAGCATCCTCCATGAGGTTGTAGAAACCATTGTCGCCACCGTTCCAGTAGGCGTTGCCCGACGCGTCCACGTCGTGCTCCTCAACGTAATAGGGCTTGTTCTTGCGACCTACGTTGTCGGTAAGGAAGATCGTATCATCATCGTCGCTCTGGAAGCAGATGAGGTGCGTCACAGGGTCGAGATACTGGTATGTGTTCTTGCACCGGTTATCACTCGCACCAATCAACTTGTGGAAGTTCATGGAGTACATGGTGTCCGTCACGTTGAAATGCTTGCCAACACCAGCCTTGAAGTCGGCCACACGCCAAGCGATGAACTGAGCGTTGATCTTGCCCCAGTCGTTGCCCGATGGCGTGATGCCTGTCTGCACGGCGAGGTTCATACGATCGTACACCCCACTGGTCTTCGTTGCGCTTGCGCTGACCCATGAGGCCGTTATGAAGTCGTAGCGGAAGAGATCGAATTTCCTGTAGGCGCTCTCCGTGGAGTTCTTTGTGACCCAGTAGGCCTTGGTTTGATCGAGGCTGGCCGAAAGCAGACTCTCGTAATTGCCATCAAAGAATGTGATGTTGTTGTTGTGCAGGAAAGCGAAGTTATAGGCAGGCACGAAGTACTTTTCCACCATCTTTCGGTTGCCCGCGTCGAAGTCCCACTGGTTCTCGCCGTTGTACTGGTAAGCCTCCTCGCTCTCGTTGTAGACCACCTCGTCGGTCATCCACGGCACACGGTGCTCCGTCAAGGGCATACCGTTGTCAGAGCCCTCCAGCATGCAATAGTCGGGAAACACCTTCTTGTCGTAGCCGATGGTGGGCTTGTCGGCCTTGCCTGGGCCGAACGTCACGAGGCCATAGAACACGGGAGCGGCGTCGGGCGTGAGGCGCTGGAAGAGCAGAAATGGCTTTTGCACGCACGACACGCGGCAGTTGGCGTAAGGCTTGTCCCCATTTGAGTCTGTGTAGTTAGTGATGCCGTTGCCGCCCACCACGCGCCGCCATAGGTCGGTGAAGAGGTTGACCGATCCGAGCTTGTGCGACTGCATTGACGAAGCCCAGTTGAGCTTCCACACCAGCTTCTCCGCGTAGGGCGTGCCCTCTTGGAGCATGTATTTCGCTCCATGGTGCACACCGTTCTCGTCCACCCAGTCGGTCTTCACGCTCGCTCCGGAGCTGTCCGTGTAGGATGTCTTGAACTGAGTGTTCCACTTCCAGTAGCCCCTTGACGACGTACCCTGTCCCTTGGCCTCCACGTTGGCCATCGTGCCACTGTGTGCAGGGTCGCCCACGATGTGGATGTCTACGTCGCCAATCTTGTTGTTCTTGTCAGCGTAGCTGGGCAGCTCGCCCGTCCACAGGATGGTGTTGTATTTCTCACGCGCCTTGGTGTAGTCGATGAGATTGCCGTCGCCAAGGATGTCGTTGGCCTCTCGAAAATCCATCTTCTCCTCCGTGGTACGCAACGAGGCGAGATAGTCCTGCCTGATCTGCGTTGCGCTGATGGCTCGCTTGTAGATGCGCATGCCGTAGATGTCGATGTCTGCGCCAACGCCACCGATACGGATGCCCTGTGAGGTCATGACACCGCCCACATATTGCACAAAGCTGTCGGTCGTGGAGTATTCCATTTCGCGATTGATGACACCATTGACGAAAAGGCGTATGTAGTTGACGCCGCTCGAAGACAAGTTGTAGACGATGTTCACAGCGATATGCGTCTTCGCGTCGTTTTGAAACGCCACGTCCTGGTCGCGCCTTGTCTGCAAATTCGTGGTCATGAAGCAGGCCTCGATGGCCTTCAACTCAAAGCCAACGGGGTTACCCGATGTGTCGTAGGAGCAGCAGCGCAGCAGGGGCGCATTCTCGTCGACGAGGTTGCGAGTGGCGATGTCGAACTCCATCGTAAGGCTGGCCGTCTTGGCCGACGTTCCGACGAAGGCCGAATAAGGCTCGTAGTCGATGGCCACCGAAGCCCCCGACGGCACACGCAGACACTTATTGCCCTCACCATCGCTCACCCACCCGTCTGTCTTGAAACCAAATCCAGAGAACGTAGACGGCATCTTCTTGTCGTCTGCGCCATTGACGATGACCGCAGGGTCGGCTTCGTTGTTGCTACGCACCTTTGGGTTGAGCACGAAGTCGGGGTTGGACGTGGGCGCAAAGTTCTGCGAGTTGTCCACCACGAAACCGATAATGTCGCAGAGGTCCTTTCCGCTTGCGTCCTTGATGTGGATGTAGGCGTTGATGGACGTATCCTGTGAGTCGATCTCCAAGGCCACGCTGTAGTCGGTCACCTCGCCATTGGCGACGCTCATGGAGGAGGTGGCGTAGGTCTCCGTACCCGAGTAGTTGCCCACGACGAGCTTAATATCTGTTGTGTCGGCCTTGGGGTTGTGCACGGCGAAGCGCAAGATGGTGGTCTGGATGAAGTTTGTAGCCTTGGTCACAGCGTCGTTGACTGCAACAAGGATGGTCTCGTCCGAGCTATCGGTGGCAACCATTACCTGTGAGAGCACGTCGTCCGTGCGTGTGTCGGTGCCATCCACCGTGATCCACGCCTTCACATGATGCACACCGTGCGTAAGACCGCTTACGGCTATGTCGCGCGCCGTCTCTACATACTCGGCTGTTCCAAGAGCCACCTTGCCGCTCGCCTCGGTGTCGCCCGATGCGCTGGAGACCTCGTAGTTGAGCGTCTTCGCCACGCTGCCTTGCACGTAGTAAGACAGGCTGATGTCAGACGAGGTGAACGGTGTCTGCCACTGTGTGGCCAACGTGAGCAGGAGTCGTGTCTTCGTAACGGAGCTTCCGACAACTACGAAAGCCGATGTTGCCGTCTTCTTCGCTCCGTCGTCGGCCTCATAGGTGAAATAGGCGCGCACGCGTATCTGCTGCTTGCCGTTGACAAGGCAGTTAGAGAGATCTACGGACGTAAAACTTGTGGTGTCGGCATAGTCGGACGAGGCGATGGCGTTGGGCCGCTCATCCACCGTCTGCCAGTCACCGTTGCCTGTCTTGCGTTGTATGACGAGCGTGCCCTGCTCGCCCATGTTCAGGCGGTCGCCACCCGAGTTGCGGACAGACGAGAAGCGTAGGTTGACCTTCAGCACGTCGTCCATCACCACGAACTCCTTGGATGCGCTCACGTCCGTGAACAGGTAAGCGCCATAGCTGTCGCCCTGCACCGTGGAGATAGGCAGCGCCTCGTTGGCCAACAACAGGGAGGCGTTGCCCTCTGGGTCGGCGAGATAGGTCTGTTTATCCTCCTCTGTGGCAAAACCCCAGATGTGGTAGAAGTTGCTTGCGTCCACGTTGGGCGACCAACACCATGTGCCGATCTTCGTGCCAAACTGCCGTTTGATGAAATCCTGCACCGCTTGGCCGCTAAAAGGAAGATTGCCGTTGGTGGTGTCCTTACCCCAGTCGACGGTCATGTCCTTGATTTCGTTGTCGCTTACTTTCTTTGCCATGATTTATGTCGTTTTTTGTTATTTCTGTTTAGTTTCGCCACCCGTCGGTGTTGCTCCATGGGCGGCCATTGATCCACATGCCGCTGCCAAAGCAGCTGCTGATGGCCTCCCATACCAGCTTTGCGCCATGGTACACCGCACTGATGGCGCGTGAGCCTATGTAGCGAGCGGAAAGTTCCTTGCCTTGCTTGATGATCATGTCATTCCTCCTCCAAGATGTTGTACCATGTGTCAGCGTCCACCTTGCCGGAGGCCACCAGCGCATCGTAGTCGGTCTGTGTGATGGCCACCATTTTCACCGCGCTCTTTCCGAGCTGCTCGATGTCCGATTCATTGTCCTTGACTGCCTGCACCACGAGGTTGAACTCCGTTGCCGTCAGCAGGTCGCCCGTGTTCTTATTCTTGATGTTCAATGTCATAGTCTTGCGTATTTTGGTGATTTATCCCAACCGCATGATTGCAGGCTCTCCGTCAAGCTCCATTGGTAAGCAGTATGGGAAGCCTGTACCTTTGGCGAGGGCGAATGGGAATGTGTACGTGAAGCCCGTGTTCTTCGTCACGCCAGCCCAGTCGGTCGTCAGCAGGGCATTGAGTAGCACAGGCCACTCATTCACCGATACTTTGTTGACTGTGCTCGACGGTCTGCGCATTCGTATGCGTGCTATGCCGCCTTGGCGCACCACGTTGCCGATTGATATGTTGATATTCTCTGCCATGTTTATCCGATTGATATAGATGGTTTATCGTCCTCTGATAGCGTGACCACGATGGTCTCCGTGAGCGTTTCTGTGTCGCTAAGTTGCCCGTAGCCAAAGAAAGCATCCGCGAACTTGTCGACAGAGCCAACCCCGAAATGCTCTCCTCCTGTCACACCGGAACGGAAGATCGCGTCGTAGCGATTATGGCTGGCGCTTGGCGGTTCAAAGGAAATGGTCTTTTCGAGCCAGTCCATGCCTTCGCCACCTACCACGTACCATCCAAGATAAGGCACTGGTGTGTTGCTTCCCGTTTGCCACATCGTAATCACAGAAACGAGTTCTACTTGTTGTCCTGGGAGCAGCGCAAGCCATCGTCCGCGTCGGCCGTTTAGGTACATGCAACCCTTGAACCAGTCAGCGGTGGCGAACTTGCCGTTGGCGTCACGCCCGTCAGGGGCTACCGTTGGGTAGGATGCGGTGTAATTGCTCAGCGCCAGTGCCCGAGGGTCAGAGCAGACGTAGACGGCAGCGGCCTCTATGTTCCTTCGCAAGGCAGCGTCGGTCCATCCATCACTCTTGCTCCATTGGTTGTAGGCCAACGAGAAGCCGTTGCGGATCAGCACGTGTGTACCCGAGCGACGATAGGCTGGGACTGTAACACCGCATCCGAGATCAGCAGCAGCGTACATAGGCAGCGTCACGAGGGCGGTAGATGCTGATGTGGGAGAACCGTCAGAGACCAACGACGGGTCGGATGTTTGGATCTGCACGCTCTTGATAGAGGTCATGTCGATTGGGACAAAAAGGGAGCCGCCAGCCGTCAAGAGGTTGTCGGGCTGCTTTTTGAGTTCTCCCACGTCGTTGGGCGACCATAGCGAGCCGTCCGTGCTTACGTAGCTCGTCGAGTTTGTGAGCGCTCCTTGTACGGTCAGGTCGCCCTTCACGGTCGTCTTCTTAGCGTCCAACGAAATGTGCTCATCCTCCACGGTCATGCCTGCCGTTTTCAGGCCGTCCTTCGTAACAGCGAGATTCACCTTGCCACCGATCGTGCTGATTGATGCCTTGATAGATGCCTCGCTGGCCTCACGCACCTTGGCGAGCGAAGTGTAATAGTTGTAGTAAAGCTCCGTGTACCCAGAGGCCGTCAGGCCGATGTCCTCCAAACTGGTGTCCTTGCCAATGTTCGCCTCACTCACGATGTCGGCCGTGGCCGTCATGAACGCGTTATAAGCTTTTGTGTAGAGGTTATAGGCCGTGCCATAGGTTGACTTCGGGTCAGTGGGGGCGCTGAACGAGCTATGCTCGGCTTCCATGTTCTTGCGAGTGATGAGCAGCTGGGCCTTCTCCGTACCTGCGGTGATGATGCCGTCGTCAGCGATGCTCTGTGCCTTGGTGAGGGCTTTCAGCGTGTCGTGGTCTGTGTAGTCCTCCCACGAGTAGGCTGTCGTGCCGTCCTTTGTCGTGGCAACAAAGCGGTAGCAGTGGCCCCCGTCACTCTTGGCAGTGTCCGAGCGGTCGAAATAGAGATCGTCGACGTGCGCGGCCTTTTGGTTGTCGGTGGCCCATTCCACGGCAGGCTCATTCTCCAGCGTGGGCACGCCCTCGCCATACCAAATGTCGAAATGCGCGTCGGCGTCGTGTTGAAGGCTTTCAAGCCATTCGAGGAGGTCACGGCCTTGCTCTCCCTCGCTCATAGCCACAAACGAGCCCTTGAAGACGTTTCCGTTGTAGGCCACGCGATTGAGGCGGTTGTCCTCCGTGATGGCGAAGGAGTTGATGCCAACGTATTGCACCCAGCAAGGAGCTTCCACGCCTGTGTCGGGCGACTTGTAGGCCGCTATCATCTGCGCGGCCTGTCGCTTCTTGTCTGCGTTCCTGCTACCCAGTTGCGCCACAGCGTCGCCTATCTCTGCCTCTACGGTGCATCCGTCGGCTTTCTCTATCGTACTGACTTCTATCCAGTGATACAGGTGATCAGCTCCGTCCTCCGTGATGGTCTCGGGTGTGTTGCCACTGGTGGCGGTGACCAATGCCCACCAATACTTGTTGCTTGCGCTAAACGTGGAGCCGACCTTGGCGCGGTTGAAATCCATGCTGATGGCTTGGTCGCCCACCTCCCATGTGTTCATCGAGCCGTTGCCGTTGGCTTCGGCAAGCCAGTAGAGGCGCACCACGTCGCTGCCTACGGCCACTCGCTCCACGTTGAACGAGTTGGCGGCAGAGAAGATGTATGTGCCACCAGCCGCCTTGATCTTGTCTATCACAAGCTCGAAGAAATGAGCCGAGCCTGTGACGGTGAGGTCTTTCAAGGACGTATTGCCCTTGACATTAAGGTCGCCGCCGATGGTGGCATCCTTGCTGGCACGAAGGTTCGCATCCGTTGATATATCGCCTATCGCATGCAGTTCGTTGTTGATATTAACCTCGCCATTACTATCAAGGCCTTGGTCAAACATGATGCGCCCTTTAGCTGTATCGGCATTTTTCTTTGATAAGAAGTACCTCGTGCCATATCTTGCAATGAGATTTGCTACTTGTGAAGCTGTATAACTGCCACCACCATTCGAGTCTCCGCCTGCTATAATTGATTGAACATCATCTTTTAGCTGAGTGATTGTGCCTTTGATAGATTGATTTCCCAAGGTTATCTCTTGTAGGTAATCAAAATCTATGTTTGTTGATAGCTTTAATACTCTTGTTTTAAGTATATATCCATTCCCATCATCATAGGTGACTCCTTGCCCTATCTGTAAACATGAATTATCATCTGCAAATACATGAGGATAAGATTTGATGGTATAGTTGTTAAGATCTGAACGCAGTCTTTTAATTTCTTTTAACGCTTCATCTAAAAGCCTCGTCTGTGCATCTTGTATATAGATGCTTTCAGCCATAGCGATATTATACAAGACCGTTATATTGCATTTCAATGATGGTAATGATTCGCCACGAGGAATTAGTTTTTCAGAAGCATTTGTCGGTATGAATATATCATTGTCTTGCTGATAGACTACCTCGTAGTCACCTGCAAGGATATGAAATTCATTTTCTTCTACATCATCAGAAGTTCGCAGTAAAAAATCATCCTTATGATATGTAAGTTCAAAACCAACATAGTCACCATTCGTTCCACGACCTGCAAGAGGTGTTGATAACGCCCCTGTATTAAAGTTCGCTTCAAACGAACAGCCGATACTTTTTCCATTTATCAGCAAACTATCAGTTATCTCAAAATCATACCAATAATGAGTAATCCCATCATCTATCGTCGTGTTAATGAGCTTTTTCCCTGTTATCTGCTCTGTGACAGGATAAGCAAGACGCATATACCAAACTGTGAAAGTCTTATAAGACAATACCGTCCCGTCTGCTTTTTTAGCAAGCGGTATCTTGTCATTATTCTCATCTAACACATACTTTTCTCTACCGCGTACATTATACACATACGTATTGAGAGAAGGAAATATTTGTGAGAAGTCGAGGACTTTTGTAAATTGCTGTTCGTTTGTGCTTTTTCTCAGATCAACCGTAGAATACTCATCTATTGTATAAGGGTATGATATGCCGTCAATATCGACCACGCCCTTATTTGGAGCAAGTTGCAAACGAATATCTGATGCAGATATATTTTCCCCCTTGTTGTTAACTTGAGTAATGTTACGACTTCCTCCAAAAACAGCGAATGCATTATAGTAGTTCTCTTTAGAGTTGCTAATAGATGGTGGCCCGACATTCTTTCCCACTTTCAGGACTACATCACTCTCTTCAAATGCGCCCTTTCCTAAATACACAACCTCGTTGTCATAATCGATATGCCAACTCACGTTATCATCAAGGGCATTGACGATTGCCGAAAGTGCAGATATGAAATCATTGTCACTAAACGAAACATTGATCGTGTTTTTGTTCGTGACATCATATTGACACACCCATCCAGAATTCCCAAATTTTATCTCTTTGTTAAGAAAATCTGCGATACGCTGCGCCATTACTTGCATAGTCCCAACGAATGACCACACATATTGTTTTATCTCTTCGTTCTGCGAGTTTTGGGCGCGCAAATAGAATGGTACTTTTGAGAGCACCATTTTCGGGTGTTGAAATTGTGGCGTGTATTTCCACGTCATTTCATCCGTTTGAGTAGGCTCGTATGCTTCCAGAAGCAAAAACTGTCTTGTAACAGTTCTCACTTTGTCGATTTTGTAATCATGATTGATATAAGCACCAACAGGCAACACAACTTTCTTATCCATAGTCCAAGAGAGGGAAATATAGTCTGATTTAGACATTTCTTCCTCTCTCTTGGCTGGACTTGTAATATCAGCTTGCAAAAGCACGCTTCCATCTATGTTGTGTATATCAATCATATTGTTTCCCTATCGTTCGGATTTGATTCTGCTAATTTGAGCGTAAATTTACCTCTTTTCAAGCCATAATCTCCGAATTGCGAACACTGCGAATAAACAAGTTTAAAAACGGTGTGAAGAACTGGCACTTTGAGGCAAAATTGTCCTGAGTATGCAATTTTGTTCAAGAAAGAACCGTATTTAATGAGATAGTCTTCTTGCGACGAACCTTCAAGAAAAAAAGACAAACTCACGTCTCGCTTGTCTTTTTTTACATTTTTCGGATGTGCAATAATGCGTTCTCCGTCTTCCAAGCGACTACTGTTAGTGATAAAACTCTTAATAGGCGGTGGGGTTAGCAAAGCCTCACGCCAACCTCGAATAAGTGTTATGCCAAATGTATCGAGGTCAACATAAGAAGTATCAGCTTCACCAACTAACTTAATGTATGCGTCGTTTTTCATTTTCAATACCTTTCCTTCATTAGTTTGTACATATTGGATATATCCTCACGAATAAGGATAATTGGGGCTGTATTTTTGTTAATAGCTTGCAACTGTTCCAGTCCTTGGTATTGAATATCTCTCATTTCGGAGATATTGCCAGTTAATATTTCTGCCGTTGCTCGCAAAGATGATACATCCATTGCAATAGCATTTCTCGTATCGTTTCCCTGTTGTACGGCAATTTGCATCGCATAGCCAATCCCAATAAGACTACTCGCTTGATCCGCAGTGATAGCTTCAATGCCTTTGCCTGTTGCCGTTTGAAGGGATTGTGCTTCCTTATATCCTGTTATAGACGAAATCTTATCTCTGATAGCAATTCCTTCATCAACGATATCTTGGTATTCTCGTTTTAGGTTTTTCAGATCTTCATCAGAAAGTTGCCCATTCTTCATTTTATCAGCCCACTTCTCATAGAGGGGTTTTAATTTCTTATCCATCAAGTCGCCAACAGCAAAATTGAGCATTGCTTTGTTAAGCAACGTGGTAAAATCATTTGCAAAATCTTGTGCCGACTTACTCATATCCATCAGGTTACTTATGAAGTTTTGCCTCATGGAATCGAAACTCGTCTGCGTCAGATTTTGGTTAATCTTATCTGTCAACTCTTCAAGCTTTCCTGCTAAATCGGTATAGTTCTCCCAATACTCACTTTTGTCGTATTTGCCTTGATCCATCATATTCTTCCATACATCTTGGTTGTATGTACGAATATCTTTCATCTGTTCAGGGGTGAGCTTATAGATGTCTTCCAACGAATGCACGCTATTGACAGATGCATTCGTATATCCTCCGTTTTTTGCTGCTTGTTGACTTAATGTTTTATTGATCGCTGCATAGTCGGCATCAGACAAGCCCCAGTAATATGCATTTGAGTGATGAGCGCCATGATAACCCATCTGTGTTTTCAGGATTTCCATGGTCTGCTGATTGATTCTCTCTTGTGCATCATAAGCCTTTTGATAATTGTCAACTGCGTTCATACCCGAACTATTATCAATCGACTCTTTGAGCTGTTCAATGGAGTATTTCAAGCGTTCATTCGCTTCTGTTAGCTTTTCCGTAGTCTTTGCGACATCAGCTGCGTTTCCGCCACCAATACCAAATATACGGCCAACGGATTGTATGGTTTTGATACCATTCATTGCAGCACCAATATAGTTGCCTGTTGCGAAATCAGCAGCCGCTTGTGTCCCACTATTAAGCGCATCCATGCCGTTATTAACGGCCTTTCCAAGCGCACTGTCACCAAGTCCAATAGCGTCTAAAAGGCCTGGTAGGTCTTTTAGCTTTTGCTGGATCTTTGACAAAGAAACGGCAATGGTTTCGGCTAAATCATATATGTTTTGTTTAGCTTTATCGTCAGCTTGGCGTTTTTTTTCTGTCGCTTTCTGAACATCCTTTGTCGCTTTTCCTGCCTTTGCTTCTGAAATAGCAAGCTCATCAAACAGTTTTGATAACTCGCGAATACGTGCAGCATTTAATTTAATACTGTTATCATTAAACATCTTATCTTTAGATGCTGGCGTAATATCTTTCAGGCTAACATTAACTCCTGCATCGCTGAGAATAGACTGAATTTGCATTTTTTTGTCAGTCACATCAACCTGAGCTGAAGCGAGTTGTGTTTGTGCCTTATTCAACTCTTCTTGCGCTTCGGCGGCCTCTTCGAGAAGCCTTTTATGCTCACGTACTTTCTCGTTTGAGATACCCCAATAGTCTTTCTGCTTTGAGATCGCTTCATCAATCTTTGTGATTTGCTCTGACACCGCTTTCATGTCGTTAACATTGAGCGTTCCTGAGCTAAGCAACTCTTTAAGTTTCTTCCGCAGTTGCTCTAAGTACGACGCACTAAGATTGCCCATGTCAGAAAATATCGCTTCCCAATTGATAGAATCTTTGAAGTCGGAGAAATTCAAGTTCTTGATTTGCTCTTCCAGTTCTTTCTTCAATTTAGCTGCATCGAAAAGATTTCCTTTGGCTATGGCTTCGTTTATCTTCTCGTTGTATTCTTCAACAATAGCGAGGCGTTGCTCTTGCAAGCCGCCATATTCTTTCAGATACTCACGATACGATTGCAAGTTTTCTTGCAATGTTTGGTTATTCGTATTGTCAATCGTTTTTTGTTCGATAATTTGATATTGTGATTCTATCTTCTTAATCGGCTCTTGATCAAGATGCTTTTTCTCATCCCATCGATCAATTTTTTCGCCTTTTGCTTTGGCAACTGCTTGTTTTGCGTCAAACTCAGCCTTTTGGCGATCGCGTTCAGCTTTGATAGCTGCTTCTTTTTCTTTTTCAATCTGTTCAATTTCTTTTTCCAGCTCACGATTACGCTCAGCTATCACTTTGGCTGAACCTTCCTTCATTGCTTTTATCTTAGCATCATAGACCTTTGATTCAAGCTCCTGTTCTGCCTTTGTTCGCTCATAAGCGTTTTTAAATGTCACTTCATCAAGTTTATCCTCGGCGGCATTTATTTGTTGCTCTTGTCGGGCCATTTTTTGAGCTGCACTTTGAGCACTCTTGGCAGACGATTTTTCTTTGCTTGCAAGGGAACGTTTCGCTGATGCTTCTTGTCTAGTAAGCATTCTCTGCTCGCTAACCATCTGTGTTTGCGTGCGAAGAACTTGTATTCTAAGTTCGCGTTCCTTAGCAATATCTTCGAGCGATTTGGTGTGTAACTTTCCGTTTTTCTCGTGCAATTCAACGAGTCGTTGCTGCTGCTTTATCTGAGTGTCATATTTTTGCTTAGTAAGCGCCTTTGCCTCTTCAATAGCCGCAATCTTTTCTTTTCCTTGCAATTCATATATCTTATTTTTGATAGCAGCAATTTTAGGTTCAAGTTTCGCTTGTTTCAACTTATTTTGAGAGATGGCTATTTCTGCATCTTTAATCTTTCCTGCGAGCGAAGCTGCTTGTGATGCATTAGGAAGCATATTGCCAAGTTTATTCCCTAACTTCTTCCCTAAATTATCATCAGTGAATGCATTATAGGCCAACTTTGCTGCACCAACTACTCCAGAGACTTGCGTTTTGAAAACATCGATTATAGTTTCGCCAGCACCCTTTAAGCCTTCCCATGTCTTTTTAAGACCTGATGTAAAAGTGTCCCAATCCATATTGAGGACACCTTTGATAGTTGTCCCAAGGCCACCGAGGAGGTTTACAACAGCCGTAATTGCAGTTTTGAATGTTTTGACAAAATTTCTGCCAAAATCACGTAATGGGCCGTTGGGTTTAGTGAAACTCTTGTATAGATACTCGCCAAAAATGATGATAATATCTGTGACAGATTTTGCAAGTGAGCCAAAATAAGCCATAAGCCTCGTGTAGACCTTTTGCCCTTCTGCAGATTTTGTCATCCATGTATGTACTGCCTTAAATGCAAGTGCAACAGCCGCTATCACTGCTCCGATAGGTGTAGCGCACATAGCCCACAAGGCTTTTGTAACAGCCTTGATGGCGGTCAAAGAGCCTGCAACAGGAATGCCAAGCCCCTTAAATGCTTCGCCGATAACGCCAATTTGTGCTTGTAGCTTGCCGTTGGCGGTCATTACATTGACAATACCGTCTTTAAAATCATTGAGCCCAGCTTTCGCTTGGGTAAATTCTGCTCCAAATCGCTGAGCGAAGGAAGAATTGCCAACCTTTTCTTTCAAAGCATCTAATGGCGAAAGAATGGAACTCTTTATCTTCTCTCCAAATTCAGAAACTTTTTGTCCTGCATCAGATAAACGATCCCTTAGCTTTCCGACAAATGTCTGCTCGTTCTTTTCACGCAACTGCCCCTGAAGGTCTTGTATCTGTTTTTTTGTCTCATCAATTTTTTGACCAAGGGTATCAAGATCTTGTTTTTGTTTTGCTGTAAGGTTGTCCTTATTTGCAAGTTTGTCGTACTGTGCTTCGTAGTCTGCGAGTCTTTGTTTAGCATCATTGATTGCAAAGGATATGTCAGCTAAGTTTTGTGAATAATTCGCAAAACTCACACTTCCAGTTTCTTCGCCGCTCTGCTGAAACTCTTGCAATTTGCCCTTAGCTTCGCTGAGCTTTTCTTTCGTAGTTTCAATTTCTTGATTGAGCGTGCGTAGGCCTTCTAACTTGTCGCTGCCAAATGTAAGGCCAGAATTAGCAAGCGCATCTGCTGGCACAACTGGTATCGAGAAACCGCCTCCGATAGAGAGAAGTTCTTGCTTACGTTGTTGCAAATCTGAGATTTTCTTCTCTAATGCGTCAATTTCGGAGGTCAGTTGCTCAAAGCTCTTAATCTCTTGCGAGCTCGCTTCTTGTGTTTTTTGCGAAGTGTTTGCTGCATTGTCTTGTGACTTAGCTAAGCGTTCATGGGCTTCGACAAATTTATCAAGCGCGGCTTGGCTTTCTTCAACAATTTTCTTTTGTGCCTCGAATTGTTGGTTTATGGATTGCGTTTCTGCTTGCCATTTTTCGACATCGGCACTGTTTGTAACATTCCCTTGACTATCGAATTGATAACCATTGCCAAAGGGGCGCGAGTTATGTTCTTCTCTCTGTTGAGCGAGTTCGTTAAGTGCTTTTCTTTGTTCTTCCAAAGAGGCCGTCTCTTGATCTATAATACGTTGATATTGCTCCTCAGATAGGCTGCCTTGTTGCATTCTGTCAATAAGTCGGCCATACATCTGCTCTTCGGCAGAAATGTTTTCTTGATGCTCCTTCCTTGCTTTTGTATTTTGCACAACCGCATCTGTTTCCTGACCAAGTTTAGTAGCATTATCAGCATGAGATACGCCCTCAGCCAGAGTGCTTGCTGCATTGGTAGTAGAGGCAACACTATTGGCAGTTTTTGCGACACTGTTAGCCTCAGATGCGGCCGCATCCATTGTGTTAGCAGTAGATGATGCAACTGATATAGCTTCAAGAGCTTGATATGCTCCGCTGACTTGGGCAATAGAATTTCTTACCTCGTCGTATGAAGAAGCAAGAAACCTCGCATCTTCTTGGTTCATTTGTAAAACCTGTTTTTGTGCATCAATCTGCTTCGCTATCGCATTGAAAGCATTAGAGCCTCTTTCTGTTTGCGATAACTGCTCGTTGAGTCGTTCGATAGTCCCACGGATAGTTTCAACACGTTTGTTGGCCGTGTCGATCATTTCAGGTACTATCTTTATGCCATTTGTCGCTTCGTCCATGGCCTGTTTAAGCACGTTCATTGCTTGCGTCGTCTTAGTGGATAAATCACCATCCGACTTAGCAATATCATTGAGTGCATTGGTCATTCGCTGCGACAAAGCATCCGTATCAACGCCAACTTTATTGAGTTGATCACATAGCTTATCAAGTGTTGTCTGGATGTCAGATATATCTATCTGACCACTTATGCCAAGTATGTCTTCTGCTGCCATATTATTTTCTACATAAAGCTCATGAAGAAGTCGTTTGCATGCATCGAACCTTCAATTGGATGAAACTCCTTCTGTGGCTTGGTTGATATATTAGCTCTTTCCTCCTTCTCATCCTTATCATCCAAGTTAAATGATGGGATAGAGCGGTTCAAAAGCATGATGTTAAGGTATGAGCGCCTAAATACGACCTCCTCGTAACTCATACGAAAATATTTCATGACTCCTCCGATGATTGACCATGGGGAGTCGTTTGGGGCTCCGTCATGATCTTTGTCTTGGTCAGGAAAATTATAGAGGTCAAGAAAAAATTTGCGTTAAATGAACTACTGATAAAGGTGATAAGCATATTGAATGCCGTTATATCGAGATGGCGACGAATATAGCCGCCCCATAATTTACGCGCCCACTTCTTGCGGAAAGCACACACGATAAACACTTCGCACATCAAACGAGCGTCACCGCTACGTTCAATAAGGGTATGGATGATATTTATCTTTTCATCTTCTTTCCATGTTGCTTCCTTGATATCGTTAGCAAAAACACCCATTTCGTAAATCTGCATCAAGGTCAATGGTTTGACCCTGAATGTAAATTTGCCGACTTTGATTTTGAAGGCCGTTTCTTGGAGCGTCTTTGCAACTTTTTCTTTATCTGATGTCTTCATTGCTTAAAAATGTAAAGGCGGTGCGGCTTAGGCCTTTACCCTTACCTCACCGCCTTAGATTGTTACCTGAATCTATTGAGAATTGTTAAACCGAGCTCTTCTTCTGTTGGATAGTAGCCGTAAAGCCATTACGATGGCCACTGACCTTCTCGCCCTTGGCATCAAAGACAGCCATCTGTCGGCACTCAATGTTAAGGTTTGGAAGGCCTGACTTACCAATAGAGCCACTGCGCGTGACGGTTAGCTTCATCTTTGACCACTCAAAGGTACGCGAAGGAATATCGTCGAGGTCTTGTGTCTCGATCTTGATAGCCTTATAAACCTCCGTCTCTGTTGGCGATTCATTAATGTAGCCCTTTGTGTCGACGGCAGAATAGCCAAGAAGGGCTTTGAAGTTATCCTCCGAGAGATCGTAGGTCTGCACAGTGAACCCCTTAGTAGCCGCCGAAGTGACCAATACAGCATACGGATCTTCTGAGTCCTCAATCTCTATGTCCTGCGTTTGAGCGGCCTGATCATTAAAAGTGAGCGAACCCGTAGGAATTGCCTTTAGGGTATTGGCATAGTCCGTAGGATAGCCACCATTTGCTACGCAATCAGCAAAAGAAAATTGCTTAATGCCATAAACACCGTTTTTTGCCATAGTTTTATGCTTTTAGATTATTGTATATTACGTTGAATTTTAAGTTGATATAATATGTATCATCATTATCCAATGTCGGGCGTGAGTCAGCGTAGAACTCAAAGATGCACTTTCCGAGATACTGACCGCCATCCACATCAAAAGGCGCAATGATAGCTTTCGCTATGTTTTGCAGCTTTCCAACATTCGGCATGTTAGTTGATGTCTTGGGGACATGAATATTCACATTTACAGTACCTTCTTCAATTACATCACGCCTGACGAATGGCAGATGATTGATAGCTATGTAACTTACATGCTCCATTTTCTCAGGGCGTTCATACTTGTATATTCGACCTTTATCAACTCCTAAGCTCTCTATCTTACGATTGAGATACTTATACATTTCAGTTACCGCTTCATCACCAAGTACCATATTTCTCACCCTCCATCTTTAATGAGTTCAAATGCCTCTTGTAACACCTTTTTCATTTCGTCTCTCAAGTAGTACCGTGTAAGGTACAGAACATTATATCCTTTATCTTCGACATACTTGCCGTAGTTCATACCTGCCACGATCACAAGCGAATAGCCTTTTGGAGCAACAACGCCATCTTGTTTTGCATAGGCTTCAAGCGCATTGTCTACGCCTTGTTGGCCTTCTTCTACTTCGTCTGGCTTAGGTATCTTGCCAGCTCTTGCAGTTATAAGCCTCCCATCAAAATAAAGAGCGAATGATATGGAGTTTTTTAGATTAGCTGTTCGGTCTTTGTAACCCTTTACGGCCATAGAATAAACAACGGCTTCTTCCGCAAGTTGCAACAGGCGCGTATCGAGAAAGTTCAGAATTTGCTTACGTTTCTCGTTCAGCTTCTTTTGCAAAGCTTCTCGCCCTTTAAGTTGTATCTGCGCATTTGCCATCGTCTAAAGCCATAATTTCAGGTAGCGTTTCTTGTAGGTGACGAACCCTTTTACTTCCATCTGCCTATCAATCGTGCTATCTTTCTTAGTTATCCAAACCTTATCACCTTCTTTTGGCAAGAGATAGTATTTCCTCTTAGAAAGAGGAGCTATCAACTCGTATGAGTAAACGTATTGCTTGCCATCAAACAAGGTGACTGAACGAGCGCTTGTGTTTGGCAGAATGATACATTTCCCGAAGTCAAGGAAACGCAAATCTTTCACCTCGATAGCATTCCCATTCTCGTCAAAGCCTTTTTGAATATCGTCATCTACATCATCAAAGTTAGGCGTGCCATCATCATTCATAGCGTAACACCTATCTCCAATCTGCAGATATCCGACATTGTAGACTTTTGCGCCCACCTTTAACGTATCTTCAAAGTTCATATATCAATCTTTTACCAAACCTTCGCGCTTGTCACCCTGTAATCATCAGAGTCATTATCGATAACAAGGCCAGCATCCAATCCAGCGTCTTTCGCAATAGATTTAATCATGCTATCGATCAAGTTCTTGTTGTCTTTGTACCCTTGGGAGATACCTCCGACATTTTCACTTGACAACACACGCATCTTGTATAGAATGCGCATGGCAGCATAAGCAACAGGCTTCTTCACACTTATAGAGTAATCGTCTTCGACAGATGCTGAGACGCTGAACCTTTCAGCTGCGTCTATAAACATCTTTTCTAACGTTTCATCAGATGTGGAGAAGGGCTGTATCTCGCTTGCTATGGCTTCCGAAATTGTCATGCTTACCTTGTTTTCGTAATTATCATATCAACCTTTACACTCTTGCGTTATTCGCCTACCTCCAAGATGAGATAATCGTCGATGCCATCGAAAACAGGCTGCATCCACATTTCGTTGGTGATATGGTAGCCTGTCTTGTCACGCCAGAATCCGACAAGGTTATCATCATAGGTTGAGTAAGATACGTTCGGGATTGGATCGACGGCTTCCAAGGGCTCGGCGCACTTAGGTACAGCTACCTTGTCAGCGCACATGGCTACCACGCGGTTGTCAGGCACGAGGTTGACAGTTGTGCCGTCTGGCAGGTCAACGAACCTATCCTCATCAATCTGAATGGTCGGCAAGAGGATGGAGCGCAGATAGATGTTCATCTGATCGACAGAAATCATCGGTACGCTCGGGTTGACTTGCAATGTGCCAAGGTTGAGTTTAAACGTGTCCTTGACCTCCTTAGCCTGACACATTGCGTAGAATGTGTTTTCAGACATTCGGAGGCGTAGAATCTTGCGACCCTTCTTCTTGGCTTCGTCCTTAATGGCCTTGATATCCTTGAACGGAGTTGCGCTCTCCTGACCCCAATTGGTCGTTGATTTAATCTTCTTGACACCCAATTTGAAGGTGTAAGACACATTAGCCTTCGAGTTGTTGGTACGAGAAACGGTCTGCGTGCCCTTAAACAAGCCCTCAAAATAGAGCATATCAATACGCTTATGAGGCGATATAACGGCACGCTCAAACGGGCGGAAAGAGAATGTGATCAACTTGTCATACTCCGTATTGAGCGTTGCTTGCGTATAATTGCCACGGCCAGCGATGTCGTTGTACTTACCCTCAAGGTAGTGCAATTGATCGAGATAATCATTATCCAGCTCCCACTGATCGGCGATGCGGCCAATAGAGCCAATCATCTGTTGGAAGTCAGGCATGGTGTGCACAGGGCGCTCCGCATTCTTAGCGACCACCGAACCGACCATTGCAGAGGTATACTTGGCAATATTAGCCTGATAGACCTTAGCAGCGCAGTACTCAACGGGTTTCATTTCAGTCTTCCACTCCGCCTTATACGAAGCAGTCTTCATATACTCGTCGATATACGCCTGAAAGGACTTCGGGTCTTGTAAAGTCTTTAAAATACTATTCATAGTGCGTTATCCTGATTAAAGTTATTGAATTTTGAAAAGCGCAACACCGTTGGCGTTCAGGCCATTCTTGATGTCGGCATTGATGGGATAAGGAAGAGAATCCTCTTCTACCTCCATGACTTGCAAAGTAGGAGTAGCCGCAAGAGAAGCATCTGCCTCTCTAAGGTCAAGTGTGTCATAAGACAAGCCAAGAAGGATGTCTTTTGACTTATCATAGTCTGACACAACAGCATTCTCTGCTATATCGTTAGCGAGAGCACCAATAGTCAATGTATCGATGCCGCTTGCTGAGGAGACTGCCGTTATCTTTGAACCCGCGATAGTGTCGCCCACTTGGAAAAGCGATCCACTGGCAATTTTAAGGGTTGTAGCTTGCTTGACTGCTTTCTCAGTTACAGTCGCAGTCTTTACCGCTTGTGCCTTTCCACCTGAAACAAGACGCAAAACAACTCCCTTTGCTAACCATTTGAGCGAGGCAGGGAGGTTTGAACGATCAAGGTCATAACCACCCTGTCGACGCACGCACTGCTCTTCCCACCAAACAGCCTCCTTGATGTCAGTAGGCTTCGTTGTGTGTAAAAACATTCCTTTGTTTGACATGATTTTTTCGTTTAAAAGTTTGAACTCTTAGGATGCTTAATCTGCTTTTGTCGTATGACGCTCAGCATAACCTTGCATTCTCTTTAAGAAATCATCTTGCTCATCCTCTGGAGAACTTTGCTTAGGCGCTTCGACATATTTTCCGCTTGTAACCATTGCTTGTTTAAGCTCGGTCCAATCATCAGAAATTTTCTGTGCGACTGCATCAAGGTTCTCTTCCTTGTCGAGCTGGTAGCGCGAACGGAACACTTCGGGGATGTCTTTCAGCTTATCGCTTCCTTGCAATATGGAGGCAAGATGAGCTTTCTCTTCTTTCTCCTTATAAGGCGCGATGGCCAAGGCGACTGCTTCCGAGATTGCTTTCTGGTTGTCTTTTGCTGCTTCAGCAATCATGTTTTTCACTTGATCGGCTGTCAGCGCAACCGTTGGAGGAACGATAGGCGCAGGCGGTTCGGGATCATTCTTAGCGTTAGGATCAATCCAACCCTCGTACTTCTTTCCAGTCTCGGAGATTGCTCGATTGAACATGGATTGCATTAAGCCAGCGATAGGCTCGAAAGCCGTGATAGCACCTGTAACATCTTCCTCTTTTGACTCATCTGTTAGGCCACGACTTGCAACAATCTGGTCTACCAGCTTGGAAAGTTCGTCCTTCTTCAAACCGTACTTTGCAAATGACGTTTTGGCAGAAGCAAGCACTTTTTCTTTAATTGTCATAGTTATTCTGTTTTTGTTACTAAATGATTATACGGCAAAGATAATTATACCTATTAATAATTTTAGAAGAATTTTCTTCGCTGTGTAAACAAAATAACCGTGGTTGGAGAAATATGCTATTTTAGGCCGTGCTTCTTTTTTATTAGGTTAATCTTAGCTCTTAACTTATTGATGTCTCGTGCATTATGATTGCTTAGGCGAACCACATGGTAACCAAGTCGCCAAATGCCAGATGAACGATTGTTGTCTTTGCGCTTTTGGCCTTTTGTATAATGGTAACCTCCGTCAAGCTCTAAAATGGTTTTGATTTCAGGAAGATATATATCGGCAAAATACAATTTCCTCCCTGTCATAATAGGTTGCTGCCGCACAACACGATACCCAAGCAGCAAACAATTTTGTGCAGCCGCTTTCTCGGCATCCGTCGTGTTTGATAAAAGATCACAACGGATTCGTCTTATTAGAGCCTTATTCACTTTCAATGTTTGTTTTGTTTATATGAAACTCATGTGGCTGCCTTAAAAGAACTTGATGGGCTGACAGTCATCTATCAGTTTGCATGTTTTCTTTGCGCATTCGCCAATACATTCCTCTACGGCCTCGGCAATGGCCTCGATCTGACTGTCGGTCATATTGCTGTGTTTGTACCAGACTTTGTTTATCGCCTTCTCTACCGCATCATACGAAAGAGATTCCATGTAGTTGACGTACTCCTTGCAAGTCTTGCGCCGTGGCGCTTGCACCCAATCAATGAAGTCCTTCTTCCAGTCCTTCCATGTTTTGATTTTGATTACTATCATTCCTCCTTCAACAATCGTAAACCCATGCCTCGCAGCCGTTGTCTCGCGTCGTACCGAGCGTTTGGTCTCGCTGTCGTAGCAGACGATGCGAGGGTCGCCTAATGGGTCGGCAAAGTGGCTATACTTTCATTTCCGGACTAAATTTCACTATCTTAAGGGTGAGCTGTAGTTCGTGAACGTACTTTATATGACATAAGAGTGCATAGCCTGTCACGTTGTAATACTTTATAAATATTGCCCAAGCGTATTTTTTTCGTTCTATAGCCAAATATCTGGCAAGGGAACTGCCTGCTCTGGCTTTGATTGGCCTTGTGAAGTACTTGCCCTCAACATCTTCCTTAAAGCCATTGTTGCGAAGGATTTCGGGCGTGATGGGTACGCCATCGATGTTGTTGCACCATGTTCCCCATGGACCGTCGTCTTCGTCGTTGGCAGCCTTCAGAGTGATGGCTCCCTTCTTGTCATTATACTGTCGGTCGGGATGGATATCGGTAACGATGCACAATGTGCCTTTCGGAAACGTGCAGTCTTTGTTAGTCTGCACAATGTCGCCTATTATAAGGTCTTCGGGGTTAATCATTGCTCTCTATATTTTCGTTAATTGTTATTACTTCGCCTTAAAGTTGTATATCGGCTTGATGCGCTTCACCACGGTCACGGTGTCGTCAATCAGCTCTTCAATCTCCTCTGCCGACTTGTACGCCATTGGTGCTTCGTCGATGGTGGACTCGCATACCGATGTGGAGTATATGTCGTGCATCTGTTGGCGGTATTCCTCCATGCTGAGCTGCTTCTTGGCCGCCGAGCGCGACATCAGTCTGCCTGCACCGTGCGGAGCCGACTGAAGCCAGTCGTCGTTGCCCTTGCCTGTGCACAGAAGCGAACCGTCGCGCATGTTCAGAGGGATAATCAGAGGCTCGCCACGCTTTGCGCTCACAGCTCCCTTGCGTATGATGCCGCCGAAGGTGTCGAGATAGTTGTGTACGGTAGTGAACGAGTCGCCCAACACCTTTATTCCGAGACCCTTGACGATGGTTTGCACCATAAGTCTGCGGTTAAAGTCGGCATATTTCTGGCACATGCGCATGGCACTGAAATAATTGCCAAGCGTAGGACCACAGATGTAGGCCATGTCCTTGGGGACGGGCTTCAGTTGGCGCAGCGTATCTTCTATCTCATTCTGTCTACCAAAAGCCTTCAACGCTGCGATGATGCCATTGCGCTCCATGCTGTTGTCACACTCCTCTACCGCCAACTGCTGATAGTGGTTGCATACCCTCACGCCCAGATTGCGGCTACCCGAATGTATCACGAGATACTTGCGTCCGCTATTGTCCACATCCACTTCAATGAAATGGTTGCCACCACCGAGGGTGCCGAGCGAGCGCAGTATATAGTCGATGTCAAGATATTGCTTCCACGGAGGCAACAGCGATGTGATTACGAACTGCATAATGTCAACCAAATCTGAAGTCAAAGGCTTCTCATGCACGTTGAATCCGCTTGGAATGTTGTCGTTGATGATGCGGTCGAGCAGAGGCAAGTCGATGTCTGCAAAACCCAAGTCCACGACGCACATACCGCAACCGATGTCAACGCCCACGGTGTTTGGCACCACCTTGCCACGGGTTTCAATCACAGTGCCTATTGTGCATCCCTTGCCGGCATGACAATCGGGCATAATGCGAATCTTACAGTCGCGGTAAGCATCGCTCTCTGCCATCTGCCTTACTTGCTCCTGAGCTTCAGGTTCGATGGTCTTTGCAAAAATCTTTAAGTCACTCATTGTTCGTTGTTCTCTATAAATCCGTTAATGAAAAGAAATGTGCAGTGGTTGAGTTTTCCTTCTACTCGCTCGTCTGAATCATGCCGACTACGAGGGGGCGTGTTGTGTCGGTCATAGCCTGACAGGTCCAATATTCAACCCCAAAAGAGCCTGCCGGCAGATCACGCTGCAGCCATCAATGATACCCAGGCAAGAGTCGCATTCCAGACAGGCTATAGAACACACAGCAGGGTGGCCTTGTCTGTAGCCGCAGGACACTCCTTTTTCCATATAAAGGTTTTTGTCCTTCACAAAGGTGTGGATTGCTTTTGCAAAACGCTCCAGCTCTCCATTCATCCTTTCCAGTTTGTCGCAATGGTCGCGCATCTTGAGCATATTGCCGAGCATCTGCTTTTCAGGGTCGTCCTTGCGCTTCTCCATTCCTCGCAACTGACGAACCACGTCGTTGTAGTCGTCCACGAGCTGATGCACGCACTGCACAAGCTCGATGTTCTCTGCCTTCAGGTCGGCGATGATGTAGGCAAGTGCCTCCATGCGGTTGTTGTCTTCTGTTTTTATTGGTTCCATGTTTTGTGGGGTTTGTTTAATCTATATACTATATATGGGGTGGCGTCAGTCATACTCAATCATGCTTTCCTGCCGCTACCACCTTTAACGCTTCGAGCAAGGTTTTCTCGCTGATGCCGTTGCCTGATGCCAGGCCGCTCTCCTTGAGCTCGCCGAGCGTGCGAACGATTGTACAGCTCTCTGTGAGCACATCCTCATGACAAGCGTTGACCGCACGTAGAACTTCCGCACGCAAATCAGCGATAGCGTCCTTGAGCGAGGCTTCGCGCTCCGTCTTGATTTCTTCGGCAATGGCCTGAGCAGGAATGGAAAAACCAAACACAGAAACTCTCTGCCTATCTTGATCAATCATGCCGTTAGCTATCACGCTGCGCAATTCTCGACTACCATCATCGAACTTTACGAGATAAACGCCATCGCCATTCGGATAATGGTCAACGAACCTATGATCGCTCGTTGGAATCATTTTCGATTCTTCAATCACACCGACAATCGGTATTCTCACTTCTTGTTGCTCCATAATAATTTATGTTAAGTTAATCTTCTTGAATGCCAAGTTTCTTACGCCATTCAGGATCGTGGATAGAACCAACGACCTCTGATTTTTTAGTATCGGAACTATTGAGAAAATCTTCTCTTCCAGTCTCATCTTCTGCTGATATAGAATCAGGATTCTTGTGCAGAACAAATATATAAGATAAGAAGTCCACGGAATAATAGATTGATAAGTAATAATTACAAACGACGTTTCCGCATTCATCAAAATCCGAGTAATCACTCAGTTCAAACGGATCAAAACTTAATAAATCTCCCTCGTAAATCTCATTTCCGTTCTTATCGGTTAGTCCCGTGAACTGGCAGACGGTATCAGGGTCAACCAATACCGCTTCATTACGATTAAGCATAGAATCTTTCTGTCTATCCTCAATGATGTAGGTATTATCACACTCCTTATACAAATAGCCTTCAATCCACTCACTACTATCAACACTCTTACCTTTGAATTTGATGGTTCTCATAATATCTACTTTTTATGTTTCTTATGCACCCCTGCGAAAACGTAAAGAAATAATACAAGAATGTTTCCCACCACAATTAAGATTATTGGCAGCATAACTAACCACCACGACCAACTGATTGCTCCGCAGAGTTTCATCACAATGAAGGCTACCTGAAGAGATACAATCATAAAATCAATAATTCCAAATTTCATATCTCATTTATAATTTAAGTTCTTATCTTGATGTACTTAAGTTAATCTATTAGTTCAAAATCATAAACAAATACATAAGGGTTGCTCTCCCAAGTGCCTTTGCCGGAAATGCGGTCGATAAGGGAGGCGTAGGCTTCCTGCGGAGTGTGAAACGAGGAATTGGCAAGACCGTGATACCAATACGTCGTACCTTCAAGCCCTACGTTGTCGTCACGCCAAATGCCTTCTTTCAGGCAGCCTCCATTGCTGATGTCTTGCAGACGTTCTACGCGGATGTTTGCGATGCGAATATGATGGGGCATAAGGTCTGCACGGACAAACATCTTGTTGTTGCATCCTTTCTCGTATCCGATGCGCTCCAAAGGCATTCCGTTTTTGCCACAAAGACGATAAAATTCATCGTCATTTATCAGATCGTTGTATTTCTGGGCGATGGCTATGGTTTCACCGAGTTTATAGTTGGCGGTTTTAAGCCTATTGTTGCGAAGCGTAAGCAAAGCTTGGCCGTTGCCGAGCTTTTTGAGTTGGAAATCTTCATCATCAAACACAACAAACCCGTTTTGCGTATAGGCTATTCTTCTTGTCTGGGTCTTTCTGCCTTCAAGTACGGCCTGTGTAAGACCGTACTTGTCGTTGAACATAATCTTCTTCATCGTTTTAACGTATTAACCCTGTCTTAAATCTGTTTTCCTTCAATCTGACGATATGGGACAAAGACCGTCAGGTTTCAACTGCTCGTCCGACAATGACTCCGAGCTATACAGCGTCAGGTCATTATGCCAGTGGTCTTCGTCGCCTTTGTTGATGTAAGGGTTCTCGGGTATCTCGCAAGTTTTCACACTTACCACCCACTCGCTCGGTATGTACGAGGCGAAAAACTCCATCTTCCTCTTAGAGGATCCTTGTTGGTATATGGGGCAATACTTGCCGCCGAACATATAGCACAATGACCTATGGATCTTCCTGTCCAACGCCTTGAATGTAACCTTATGGCGGTTGCCACGGTGTAGTACTGCCATGACGCGGAGAAAATCCTTCCATCCCACATCCCTGTGCAGCTCGCCTCTGATATTGTTGAAATAGCACTCCCAGAGGTTACGACGCATGAAATACCAGAGAAAGTCCATATCGTCGTCGCTCATCTGTGGAATGCTCTTCCACACAATATCCTGCCAGACGTATTGACGGAGGTGCGAGCCCCTTGCGAATCCCTCGATAGCATAGAGGAATTCATGGCGGTCAAGACAGATGGTAATCATGAATCACCTCCTTTCTGTCTGTATCATGGGAGCAACGAACGATTTGTGCTTCGGTGTTGTTTTTTATCTGATAGGGGCATCTATTACATTCAAGCGCTCCTACTTTGTTTATCGCATGCGTGTATCGCCCATATTCACCGAATGGACAATCTGTGACATACTCGGTATGCCCATAAATAAACTCGCGAATATCGTATGATACCGCCGTTCGTCTTCTGTTCTTTTTCCTTTTGTTTTGTTCCATTTTTGGGAATCTTAGTTTTTTATAATCTATATATACCAAGCTTTATGCGAGGCCGATGGGCACAAGCTGGCTTCAGCCAGCGTATGATGTATAGATGTTTTATCTATTACAGTATATGTGTTAGCTTTGACTAAATAAGCATAGTTTTTGGTTGTGAAAGTAAATCCAGGTACAGGATAAAAATTCACCCCTTTTAAGAATTTCTTCTTAAAATGGTTCTCGCAAGCTATGAATTTGCGAACGATCGCAAACTTAACATAATCAAAAGCTGATTTAATGCACACACCGAGCTTGATTGCTATTTTTTGATACGACAGTCCCAATTCAGTATATTTCTCACCCTTTCCGTACTTCCTTATAATTCGCTTGGCACACTTGATTGTTTTCAAATCATGCGAGCTTTGCATGAGCAGAAATGCACGGTGGATAAAATCTTTCCTTCTTTGAAGGATGCATATCAAAATAGCATAGAGGGATTTTTCTACATCTGCTAAGTTTTTATATGATACATTTTCTAATCGTTGGTTTCGATCTTTGTGTTTAGACATAATAGACATGAAAACGAGTGTTCCGCTTTCTGTCTTCACAAGTCCGCGCTCTTTCAATGTTTGCAAACGTGATCGTATAGCAGACGAACTCGCGCCTGTTATTGAGCGCAACTTGTTTACTGAGTATCTATTGCAGGTGTTACTATTTGTTTTAGCGTGATAAAGTAAGACCAATGCGATGGCTTTCAGAAACTTTTTGTCCCTGAACATTTGATTAGCCATGCTGTGTCTCATATTTTTAATCATCGTTTATATATAAAATGAGGTCAGATGAGAGCGAAATCTAGAAAAACTCCCTACCTGACCTCTATATATAATTCTCACGCTTGAGCATATCTTCTTATCACCTTCTAGATTTCGATCGCAAAATTAAAAAGAATAATTGAAATACTGTATTAACAAACCTTAAAAACTAATAATGAACTAATAATAAATATTAATTCGGTATTAGTGAATTTGCTTAGATGAATTCATATTATTAATTTTGCGACATAAACATTAATGACGACATGGAAAATCCTAATAATTGGTCTCTTGAAGAGATAAAAGAAACAGCCTTTGTGATAGGCTCAGCGAGCGTCGCACTTGCTTTATTGTTTGTTACGACGTGGCTTGTCTACATCTTTGGCTAATTAATAACCATATAATACATTACAATTATGAATGCAATGACAATGAATTTGATGGGAAGCGCCCCTGTGGTACAGGCTCCTGTCACAGTTGAAGAGAACAAATTGATGAGCGACAACTCTAACAAGTTCCTCGATTTTGAGACTTCGAAGGTTCAGATCCTCACACTCGAACAGCTCGAGCGCACAGAGAAGGAGAATGATGTCAACGGACAGCCATTGAAAGGCATCTATCACTTCGATCTCATCCGTCAGATACAAGATAAGTGTCTGCGCTATGGCTACCAGCCTGAGATCTACGACTTGTTTGCTGCTAACAACAAAGATCGCAACACACCAGGCGTAACAAGACTCCCCGAGAAGGAGGCGTTGATTGGCGACAGAGCCGTAGAGGCGCATATCTTGCGCCGAGTGTTTTGCAACATCCGTTTGCGTGACCTTGATTCGGGTTCAGGCAATGATGCAATAACAACAAATATGTCAGTGTCGTTCCATCAGAAGGGCATTCAACTTGGCATCGGCCGGAACGTGGTTATCTGCCACAATCAGTGCATGCTCAATGCCGAGAATTATGCCGCCACGTATTCGGATATCAATAGCGGTCGGCGATCATATCAGCTCAACGAGCTATTAGGCAAGGCCGATTCATGGCTTGCCAACTTGCGTGATATTGTAGCATCTGACGACGAAACTATTGAGCGCATGAAGCAGCGCAACATTATCGCACAGGAAATGTTTACCATCATCGGAATGCTTACCGCTTTGCGAGTGGCCTCCGAGACGAAACACAAGTCTATTCGGAACATTCAGGTTGTTCCGCTCAACCAAGGACAGATAAGTAAGCTCACCGAGAGAATGATGCTCACCTACGCCGAGAAGAACGAGGTGACTGCTTGGGACTTGTATAACGCTGCAACAGATATGTACAAATCTACGCAGCTCGATCAACCAATGATACTCTCGCAAAACCTTGCAATGAGTAATTTCATACAGCAAAAGATATTGTAATTGTATTCTAATTGTATAGGCCACTCAAAACGTCGTGAGACGTTGGCCTTTTATTTGAGGTTTTTTTTCTTAAAATGTTGGTAGATTTAAGTTTAATCATGTTATCGCTATGAGCCGTGAGGCTGCGAGCGATACTCACGGATCAGGTGATAGCGCGTTAATCGGATAGGCGCGAATAGTATTGGTTCATTAAGCGGTTCGACTCCGCTCTCCTGAACAGATAGGCGGCAAAGCACTCGCGGAATATCGGCAAGCGGTGTCTGTTAGTGCCCCGCCCTTCTAAATGGCCTCTATAGTGTGTTAATCGGATAGGCACAGCGTCAGCAAAACGCCTCGTAGGTGAGCATTACGTGGGTTCGACTCCTACGATAAAGCCCTTGTTTATAACATTTTTTATTATGACAAATTTCAACGTGAAAATCAATTTGATGAAGCTCAAAAGAGCTGGAGTCATGCAAATTCAGGGACGTGGCGAAGTACTGCGTTGCTTCGTAGTCCCTATTGAAGAGAATCATCTGTTTGTCAGCACTGAAGATGTGACTAACAGAGCCAGAGCCGTTTATCTTGACCTCTCTGCTTGGGAATTGCAAAATCCAAAGTATGAAGAGACGCACATGATTAAGCAGTCTTTGCCAAAAGATGTGCGTGAGCAGATGTCGGACGAAGAACGTAGAGCTATGCCTATTCTTGGTGGCTTAAAGCCTATGAATAATGATGCTCTTAACGCTGCCGCTTCGTGCGATGCGCCATTTGCACAAGTGAGCGACCTCAACGACCTTCCATTTTAACTAAGTACTGTTAAGTATGAGATCAAGAATAGGTACGTTTTTTGAAGTCGGCATCAGGCTTGAGAAAACAATGGAGGATGGATCATCTAAAAAGGTGACTGAGAAGTATGCGGTTGATGCGATGTCATTCACAGAAGCGGAAAGCATTGTTACGAAAAAATTATCAGATAACATATCTGGTGATTTTGAGATTAAATCCGAGGCGCAAGCTGCTTATCGTGAAATCTCCTTTTCAGGAAAAGAAGGCGAGAGTAAATGGTACAAAGCTAAGGTGTTATTCGTTACGCTTGATGAAAAGACAGAAAAGGAGAAACGAACGGTTGTAACCTACCTCGTGCAGGGATCTTCTATGCGCTCGGCTTTGACTAACATAGAACAAATGTTTGGGACAGTAATGTTTGGTCATGAGGTCATAGCTTTGCAAGAAACCAAGATCATTGAAGTGTTCTCCCATGATGTCCCCCCTGATGTTGAAATATTAGACCCGGAATGGGAAGGGGAGTCAAACAATAAAGAAGAGTAAATTATGGCAAGACCCAGAAAGAACACAGCAGAGCGGCCATTAAGCATGCAAGCTAATGATCTGCTTACAGAGAATGAGAACTCGCAAGAGAGCGCAAAGAATAGCGGTCAAGACGAACTTCCGTTTGACCTTGAAAGCTACGGCGTGATGCCTACACGACTTGATAGCTCATCGTTCCTTGTCTGCGCCAGTGCTGACATCGAAGCAAGGCATGGCGTAATGGAGTTGCTTACAGGTATCATCTTGAAAGATGGCTATCATGCACTTGTTATGCCAACAATTGATAACACTCTACATGGCTTGCCTACTGAAACAGATTATCGCTTATCTCATTCTCGGCTGATTCCTATCCACACGATGGATAAAGTTAAAGTGTTGCTATCCATAGACGACGAAACCAAAATTCAAGAACAGACGAGTTTCGGATCTCGTTCGCGCAACATTATTATCCCCAAGGGAACGCCTTTGGCAAAATTAGTAGTTTTTAAACTTTAATACATTTCATCCGTAGCCAAGGAGGCGATACTTTGCTTTCTTGGCTACTAATATGCGTAGTATGATAAAACAATCAATAGAAGAGCTTAATGGTCAATACAAGCAATTACGGAACAATGGACTTGTTTCTTGCATATCACTTGCGACACCCATTGGTTTTTACGACATCAAGAACAAAGCTGTCATAAGCAAAGTTCTCGACTTGCTTATTCATGAGTCCCAAAAACAAATAGAAAGTGAGGTGAATAAATGATGAAGAGAATGATAAAGTCCACGAGGGCACGTAGAGTGGTGGTTTTAAGGTTTAACAAAGAAGGATCGCAGCCAGAGGCTTTTCGTACCTGTCCAGAGATATACTTGCGGTATAGCAGAAGAACTTTGGGTATCTGCTTAAATGCTCTTTGGAATGCTATGGCCAAAGATGGTCAGTACCAAAACAAAAATTGCACTATACGTTACGAAAATATCTCAAATCTTAAATGCAAGACGTGGGTATGAAGTACGACGAATTGCTAAAATTGCAAGCTAAAACCAGTCATCAGCGGCAGCCACCTCGACATATAGAATCTCAGATTCAGCGTCAGATGGTGCAATGGTTTCGCTTGCAATATCCTCAATACATCATCGCCGCCATACCTAACGGAGGTTATCGAAATTCGTTAGAGGCTAAAATCATGAAAGCTGAAGGTGTATTGGCAGGGTTTTCTGATCTCATTATTGTAGCCCACAAGAAGGTCTTGTTTGTCGAGGTGAAGACAAAGCAAGGTTGCCAAAGTAAATTACAAGAAAAGTTTCAAGCTGACGTCGAACGGCTCGGGCATCAATATTCACTTTGTCGCTCATTGCCTGATTTCTGCCTTACGGTGAATAATTGGCTAAAAATGGCGCAATATTAATAAGATGCGCATAAGAACTATTAATAAATACTAAAAACTAATAGAAACTATGCGTTATAGTTGTTTGCTTGAATGTAATCTATTAATTTTGCGACATATTTAATAACGAGAATACAATTAAACATCAACGAACATGGAAACGTTAACATCTAAATCATTTGACCAGCAGTTCAAGAACATCGCGAACGAGGCCGAGGCTAAGTTTAAGTCTATTTTGAAAGGTGCTCCAGTTTGGGGCGTGAAGAGCGTATTCTTTGGATGCGTACATGTTACCTTGTCGCTTTCTTTGTCAGGATCACCTAAATGGTGCGACTCAATAGAATTGGTCTACTACACGAAGACAAGATGGGATGATGAGAAGCTTGCTACAAACATTGCTTCCTCTGGTAACTTCGATATTCTTAACTCAGATGAGAAGGCGAAGTATTACATGGCTATTGGCGAGCTCCTTTCTAACAAGAAGATGCTTTCTGAGCTCAAAGAAAGCATGAAGCTCTACAACGAGAAGGTCAACGCATTGGCATAACTATCAAAAGCATTCAATCATGACAAAAGAACAGGAGATAAAGCATTTGATGGCTCTAAGAGGTGAGAAGAAGGGCGATACTTACTTCAATGATTTTTTCAGTCAAGATGATATCGATCAGATGATTGAGAATATCCGCAACGACTTTGCAATAGAAAGATGTTGCTCATTCAACACTAAGGCCGATATGCTTGAAAAGAAGTTGCATGAGGAGCAACAGGCACACGATCAGGATATGCTTGATTTCGTTGAGGATTTGCTTGTGACAGAAGCAAAGGGTGGCAATTCTCTCCGAGTTGCAAGGGAAAAAATTGGAATGGCTAACACCATCAAGATTAAGCGCAGAAACAAGATTGCGCTCAGCGAAGAGGAGATTGATTATCTCGTCAGCATGTTGTGAAAGTTCTGCCGTTGGGGAAAGAAACCATATCGGAGCAACACCGACAACGGCCCAAAAGGCATCATTAGCCTCAGGCAGTCTTATAGATTTGCGGTTAGAAGTTCCCTTTGAGCCGTTTCCTGCCTTACAAACAAAGAAAGGACTGAAAGCGAGAAATCGAGAGGTGCACTCCAAACGCAGCGAGAGAGGCGCTTCATCCTCCCGACAAATCTTGGTAAAGTCGTAAAATTACAAGACGTGAGAATACACGGCAAACCCGAGTGGCATTCGGTTCATGTCACGTTGGAACAAACGTTAAGTACAAGACGACACCTTCATACAGTCCGTTGGGCGATAACGTTAAGCGCATACTTCATTAATTTAACACGCTTGAACATGGAAATCAAAATAAAAGTACAAAAGAACGATTATGTGCGACCAACAGAGATTCGCACAGAGGTAGTGCAAGCATTATGTGATGCATTTCTTATTAAAAGTTGCTGGAATGTGTTTCATCCGTACAGAGGTTCAGATAATGGATGCCGACCGGCTAACAGATACATCAGCTTGATGTCTCCGAGTTTTAGTAACCGCCACGATACCAAAGGTTGCGTTAGAATACATGGCTGCGAAGTGTCGGCAGCATTCGACGCATTGCGTCAGGCTGGCTATCACATGTACCGCGTTTACGAATATGGCGATTGGATGGGCTATATTTGTGACAAGAAGCCCTTTCATGTAGGAGGTGTTGAAGTTCATACATTCGGTGATTTTATTGACTAAAAACAAATACACTATGACAAGTTTAGAAATGATCCAGTACAAACGCACAGCTGATATGGAAAGCCTGTATCTGATGCTGAACAACGAGAAGGCCATATACAACCTATGGCACGACACGGCTGAGCGTTTGGCAAGACGTTTGCTTTCAGGCAAAGATGTCAACTATGACGAGTTGGCCGATGAGTATGTAAAGAAGATCGCCATATCGCTCGATTGCCTCTGTATCCGCCACCACAAGATTTGCGGCGAGTGGTTACAAGTCACAGAGGAGCAGAAGTTAATTGTCGCTTGGCAGTGGTTTTACAACGACATTATTGAGACGGCACTTTTCTACAAACAAGAATTGAAGAAGGAGGCTGTATGTACTCATTAGTTGGGGTCGATGGCAACGCTTATGCCATCATGGGATATGTAGTACGTATCATGAAGGAGTGCGGAAAGACAACAGACGAGGTAAACGAGTATATGAAGCAAGCCAAATCATCTGACTATAACCATCTGGTAATCGTATCGGAAGATATGTGTGATGAGCTTAATAAAATCGCATAGAATACTAATCATTAAGAATCATGTTTGTAGAATTCAAGAACATATACGTACCATTTAACGAGGTATATCCTTTAGCTTACCTTTATTTAGGTAGATACGAGAGCAAAAGTTTTTTGGAGAGCGTAGGAAAATCCAAGGCAGGGTCATTCTCGTCTATTTCCTCATTCCTTGCCGTTATTGATAATGTGCCGCAAAGACATCCCTACAAGTTTTCTTTTGAGGACTATCGTATACTCGACAAGAGCGAAGAAGAGCAAATATTGGATCTCCTTAGACGATGCAATCTGACTATCAACGACAGAGGGAATTTTTCTTTCATCGACTATAAGAAGATAAATTTTGTAATCGATGGGAATGTCCTTTCCTACGATGAGTTTTGCAAGTACGAGCTTCCCTCTGGGCAGGTATTCAAGCTGGTACATGATAACGGCTATTCATACATTGGCTCTCATCCGTTTAAAGGCAACGCTAAGGAATACGCCGATGAAGCTATCAGAGTCGCTGAAAAGCTGAGAAATCTTTGGACTGGTTGGGTCTATGGGTTTAGACTCACCAAGTATTTCGACATCGATGTCGTCTATGGCAAGAACGAAAGTTATTCGGAGGTTTCTTTCACATAACAAACTATCATATTCGATATGAAATACAAAGTTCATATAGAAGAAACATTAGCAAAAGATGTGGTCATCGAGGCTGCGTCATATAAGGATGCGATAAACGTAACGCATGCTATGTTAGATAATGAAGAGATTGTCTTGACTACTGATGATTATACGGGCGAAAGATTTGTGGAGGTATTGTGATGGACGAAAAGAATTACGCCTTTGGAGCAACAAGCGAAATGCCTTACGCCGCCAAGTTAGCTAATGGGTATGAGCTTGAAAGCAACGACCGTTCTATGCGTATAGTCATACAAAAGCGGACGTACTTTGATATTGACCAAAATATTCAGCTCGACAGAGCAGAGGCCAATTATCTCGTGAAGGTAGACAAAGGCTGGCAGCGAGTTGATGGCAGTTTCTACGCAAACTCTATGAAAGAAATCATAGAGCGCTTGAGTAAGAATGAGAGATTTACCAAAGCTCTCGGAGATTTGCAAAATCAAACAGTATCTAAAAATGAATAACATTACTTCTCTTTCCATTGAGAAACGTTACTTGGAGATTGAGGTGGCAGGGGTTTATTCCCGAATCGCTGCCCCTCGTTCTATGAACACCAAAGAAGTGCAACAAGCACTCGATTACACGTATTCTATGTTGTGTCAGACTTGTTACATGGAATATGTTATCGCCGACAATTTTTTGATTCTTGCTGCCGATATATTGAAAAAGAAAGGTGTGTTACGTTTTGCGGTGAAACATAATTTTGTTGAGTTGCAAAAAGCAGTCCGTGGTACTATGCGCATCTATGAGGCGCACATGAATGAGGAGTATTACAATGAGTATTCAAGCGTCTTGTACGACAAAGTAACCGACTTGATCGAGAAACTGCGCAAGGTCATTGAAAATAAGTTGCGCAACCTCCAGTGCAAGCGAAATCCTTACATCTGCTCCTATATCATCATGATTCAGAACCTTGTGCAACAGGTTAACGACACCTACGGTCATGTGCTTAGCGCCATTTATCGAAAGTTCAACATTCAGCTCGAAGATAGTTATCGGCGGTTTCGTGCCGATAGGGCATTCAAGGCAGCAGATAACCTTCTCAATGCCTATATGCAAGACGAAGCCGACAAGTTTACCGATAACATCGTAAACAACAAAGAAATCATTGCTATATGGTCCGAAATCATGAAGCGGCTATATGATATGAAGAATGTAACGGATGCGCGTATAGAAGCTTACCACAACTTGCCCGAAGAGGATAAGGCCAGATACAACTTTCATGAAAAAAATGGCTACTGTGAGCCCAAAAAGTAATCAAAGTACTTTGAAGTACCTGGTTGTACCTGAAACACATCAAACATACACCATTATGGCATATATACATTTACAAGGAATTGGCGAGAAACCTGCTGTTCAGGCAGGAACACTAAAAATAGGAGACGTTCTCATTTGGAATTATGGCTACACGTCAACCATAACAGGCATCGTGAAGGAGACGGCCAAAACAATCGTTTTCCAAACCAAAAGCGATGAAACAGGACGCTTGTATGAGCAAAGATTTACGAAGAGTAGGCTTGTGGCAAAGAAACAGGAGCAGTAATAGTGCTTAGTATTTCTCCAGTTTTCTATTACTTTTAATAATAGATAGCTTTAATTACATAATAATGTTTATTACTTTCAAAAAAAATCCACGAAAATATTTTGCTCATCACAAAAGTCTATTTAAATTTGCGGTGTTCAAAAAATCTTAGCTGGTTGAGATTAGAAGCTCTTCCAGCAACAGGAGGGCATCTTTAGTGCTCGTCTTTATTAGAAATACGATATAGGCGTATTGCCCCTTGCATATACTATAATGGTGTGTGCATCCCATTCAGCTAAGAGGGATTGAACAAAGGGTAGCAGTACGCCCTTTATGTGTCTGCTTATTTAACGTTCAAAAATCTTAGCAAAATGAACGAGATTAAAATTATCAACAAGTCAATCTTCCTTGATAAGGAGATTGATGTTTGGGGCTCAATAGAGCACCCTTTGTTTCGGGCGAAAGATGTTGTAGATTGGCTGAAACTAAAGAATGTAGCAATGGTTATTGATCGCGTTGATGAAGAAGAACGGTCTAAGTTTAACTTAGGTCGAAATGGTGGTGACACTTGGTTTTTAACTGAGGATGGTCTGTATGAGGTGCTTATGCAGTCACGCAAACCTGCGGCCAAGCAGTTCAAGAAGGGTGTTAAGCAGATTCTTCATGAGATCCGCACGAAGGGCGGCTACATCGCATCTTCGGTCAACGATACCCCTGAGGCCATCATGGCACGTGCTTTGAAGATCGCGGATGAGACATTGAAGCGGAACGAGCAACGGGTTCGTGAGCTTGAAGCTCAGACCGAGCAGCAGGCACAGACAATAGGCATTCAGCAGAAGGAATTGACTGTTGCCGCGCCAAAGGTAAAGTATTACGATGATACACTTGCATCAACGGATTGCCTTACCACCACACAGGTCGCTGACGACCTTGGCATCAGCGCAAGAGCACTCAATCAGCAGCTCGCCAATTCAGGTGTTCAATACTTCCAATCCGGTTCTTGGCATTTGAAGGGCCCGTTCCGCGAGTGGCAGCTTGCAAGCACCAGAACCTTTAATTATATCAAGTGTGACGGCTCTACGGGTTCGAGAGTCAACCTTGTTTGGAATCAACGTGGCAAGCGGTTCATCCTCGCTCTTTTCAGCAACGGTTTCAATATGAGAGCTGCTATCGCAGAGATAAAGGGCGACAAGGCGGCTCAAAGCGCAAACAATCAGTCTAATAATTAATCTATAAGGAGAAAGTAAGCATGGAGAATAAAGACAATTCAGTGCGGTATTCAGTAAGTGATAAGACCGTGCGGTGCATCAATCTTTTGAAGGAGGTTATCGCCATTCAGGAGAAGGCTCTTACATACTTCACAAGCGAGGGCATCGAGGATTCGAAGGAAGCCGAGGCCTTCGCTGAGAATATGGGTAACGCCGTTAAGGCTTTCGGTAGTATCTTGGGCGGCAAGGTCTATCAGAATGTGATTGATGGCAGCGAGGCGATATAACGATTACTTAGGTACGCCAAAGTAGTATACAAGAAAAGAGCGGGGCGACTATGCCTCACTCTTTATTTTTTCTATGTATGGCTTGAATATCTTTGATAGTTTTTTGTAGGCTTCAAGTAGCCAAGAGAAGATAGGCTTCCAGTCGTCTTGCTCATAACCGCCTCTTTCATAGTTTGTCGCAAAGATTACGCTTGTTTTATTATCCTCTGCTATATTCCACAGAAGGATCGGCTTGCCGAAAGCCTCATTGATAGAATCCTTATCCTTTTCTATCATTCTATAATGCTTCTTATTCTCAGCTTTGTCAGAACCATCAAGCAATAAACGGACAGATACAGACCCCCTGCGGATGAAAAGGTCATAGTGTACCTTTGTTGTTCCTGTTGATATATTCATCCAGTGATAGCTCTGTGGCATCTTTTGAAAATTCGCTCCATTCTTGCTTGCATATTCATTGAATGCTGTCCAAAAATCAATCAGCCTTTGTTCGGTATCGGATTTCGGCGAAGCTTCATTCTTTTCATAAGGTGGTTGGCATACAATATCAAATAGAAGTGCAGGCTTTGAATCTCCAATACTTACAGCCGTAACCTCTACAAGAAAGAAGTTGCATTGTATAGTTGAATCGTTCAGCATCTGAATGGCACTGATGTGTTCTGCTCTCGCTTTCTCGACTATCCATACAGCATAGTCGGCATGATGATGAGCGGCATACGTAATCACCTTTCCAAGATGGTCTGAATCGCTATCGCCGAACTGGTTTTCTATGATTATGCTTTTCTCGCCGTCATCACCTACCTTGGCTGTTATATCAACCTTCATAGTCTCCAGCTTATGCTCTTTCTCTGCCTCTGATATATTGATACAAAGCTTTTCGGCCAGTACCCCAATATTCTTTGTAAGCCAAGGAGTGAAGCCAGAAGCCTCCCCATCGAAGATTTCCTTTAAAGGGTGTACGTTAATGCGGTCTATTTCTTTCATTGTACAAACTTCTTTCCGTTCTTTATAATTATGCCTTTCTGTCCACCCTTTGCTCTTCTTCCTTCAATATCAAAGATTACATCTTTATTCTTTACATTGTGTCTTATATGCTGTATGCCGTTTGTTTCTTCATTATAATCTTGCAGCTCGACTTGAGATAAGGTGCTTTTGAGTGGTGTTATGAAATTCTTCTCGTATTCTTTGTTGTCATCTGTATTGATATATTTCAAAGTAATAATCCACTGCTTTTTGTCACTCATGTATATTGATTCAACACCATCCTCGCAAGTGTACCCAAGAGCACAAGCCGATCCGTATTGCAACCCAAAAGTATATTTCTCCAAAAGATATAGAGACCTCTTTGTGTCAGCTTCTTTGATCTCAAAAGAAAACATTCTTATATGTATCTTCTCTGTAGGGTACACAGAGAAAACAAAACTATCACGATACTTTCCGTCACGATATGTTGTTGTCTTTTCTATTTTTGTTCCTAATTTACAATTAAGACTTTGCGCAATCATTCCCATAGAAAAGAGAATAAAAGCGAAAAACAAAATCACTTTCTTCATATACGTATCTTTTATATATTAATAAGTTATTTATAAATTGCGATATACCTGTTATAAATGCGCTCTGCTGCGTTATCTTTACCTTGCTTGGTATATGTCAAAGCGAGACGGAGATAACCGCGCTGATGCAATTTGCCAAGCCATAGCAATCGCTCATAGCACTGGATCACCCTGCTCATTACTCCAAGCTTCGAGTATTGGCTTGCAAGCTCGTAGAGTTCCTTAGGTGTGCAATGATAAATCTGTTTCATGTTAGTTGACTTTTTGCAAAGGTAATACAAACCAATTACATACTATTATATTTTATATAATTTAATATA